TCTTGATAAAATAGAAGATGATGAATTACCAATTGATAAAAGAGTTAATCAATTAATTAACAAGTTACATGAAAATGGGTTTTTAAAATCAAAAAGTTCAGTTACAACTAATTATGAATTTAGAAACAAAGAAAAACAATATAAGATTGATAAAGAAAACTTAAGAGAGTTTATACAATTATTTTTTATCAATGATTATTTGAATAGTTATTTCTTAGGTCAATTAGTAGTTGGTGATTACGCATACTTTAAAAATGCAGAAGATGTTGGTAAACGTTTATCTGGTGCATTTGCACCTGGTGAACGTGGTGACTATACTAAATATAGAACATTCAATGTTGTTACATTAGAAGATAGAACATTTCCAAAGTATGCAGAAAAAGATGGTAAGCCATTATTAGATAGTGTTGAAGAATTCACACTTGAAATGTTAACTGGTAAAAAAGGATTAACATTAAAAACATTAGATGAAAAAACTCAAGTACAAGTTAAATTAATAGCTCAACAATTATTAAAACAATATTCAGATAAAGGTTATGACATGACAGATGGGCAAGGTTTCATGACTGAAAAAAGAGCTAATCAATTAGCTGTAATGTACGGGGATTCATATAATGTAGGAAACGTAATGAAACCTGCACACTATGAAGTTTTATCTAAAGATAACGTTGCAATGCCTGTGATGTTAAAATACTCTTCAATCGTTTTAACTAAAGAGTTATTAAGCAATCCAATGTTCGCTAAATTAAGAAAGTTAAATGATTTTATGGAGAATAAAAATATCGATGAAATTGTATTTGATTCAGCAATGAAAGTTGGTCGTCCACTTAAATCAATTAATATAGATAGCATATATAATTCTCAAGACTTTAGTGATATTGATGTTAGTCAAAATGTTAGAACATTAAATAACTCAAATTACAGATTACAGTTTAATCCATCTGCAAAAATAGATAGTAAGAAGATTTCTAAACCTTCACAGATATTATATTTGATTTCTTTATTTGGACACAATGATGCTAATGCTTTAAAAGTTTATCAAGCTATTTCTAAAATTATTGATTTAAATTTAGAGAATGATGATTTTTATAAAGATAAATCAGAAACTAAGGATAAAATTAAAAACTCACTTAAAGATGTTTCTGGTAGTGAAAGAATTGCTGAACTTTTAAATTACGTTGATCCAAGTTTTCCATTGGTAAGTACTAAATCTGTTATACAACTTTCTTCTATATTTGATTCAGCGTTTAATACTTTAAAATTCTCAGGTTCTAAATTAGTTTTGCAAACATCTGAAGGAACTGAATTTAAAGGTGATAGACTACGATATCGTTTAGATTCAAAAGGTAACTTATATGCAGAAGTTATATTACCTAAAGAACTTGAATCTGTTGTTGGACTTGGTACTGTAATTGGTTTTAGAATTCCATCTACTGAGATTCACTCTGCTGTACCAATGAAAGTAGTTGGTTTTCACAGTGGTAAATCAAATACTGTAATTGCACCTGCAGAACTTGTTGCTTTACATGGTTCAGACTTTGATGTGGATTCTTTATTCATGTTGAGATTTGATGAATATGGTAAAAATAAATCTTTATTAAGTAAAGAAGATTTAGATCGTCTTGCAGAATTAGAAACAAACTATAAAAATTATAATACTACAAATAAGTTTGATCAACTTGATCAACAAAAAATTGAAAGGGAGTTTTTAACTTCAGAATTCAATCAATCAATGATTGAAAGATATGGTGATGAATATGATGAAGACGTTGCTAAATATGGCTGGGGAAAACGAGAACTTCCACAATTAGCTTGGGATTCTTCAAATAAAATGTGGTTTGAAACTAAGAGTAATCCATATTATGATGATTATATTAATCTAAAAGAATCTAACAAAGTAATTAAACCCAATAAAAAAGTAGGCTTTGATGAAAATGGTAAATTTGTTGATTTATCAAAACTCAATGAAGATGAAAGAAACTTAATACTTAGAAAGCCAAGCTTATTAAGATCGTATTACAAGAACTTAATTATAAATGAGTTATTAGATATTATTCAACAACCTGGTAAAGATTTCCAAGTTCGTAAAAGAATGATCAGTCCTATTACAACTGAAAGATTAAAAAGAATTAAATCTGAATATGAAACAAGTAACTTTGCTTTAGATCTTTCAAATATTATTGATAGACAAGCTTTCTTTAAATCTAATTTTGATGGTGCTGCACTTGTTGGTATATTTGCAAATAGTGTTAAATTATTATCATATTTATATAGAGGTGATCAAAATAGAAAACCTATGATAGATGATAAATATGAATTATTATTTAATGGTAAAGTTTATAACAATTTCCAAGATATTGAAAGAGAAGGTGAATCAAGTGTTTGGGAAACTTTTGACTCGTTGATTAATACCTCTATTGATAACGTTAAAGATCAAATATTAAGTTATATAAATGCATCAGGTTCAACTGCAAATGCATATACAGTTGCAATTGCTACTGGTATTCCTTTAGAAGATATAGTTAAGTTTTTCAATCAACCTTTAGTAAAAGAGATTACTCGTAAAAAGATATCATTTAGTTTATTGAATGGTTTTAAATCTGAGGTTGAAAAATTAATACTATCTAAATTAACTGAAGAAGAATTAAAAACATTTACTTTTGAAAGTTTAGGTTCTTTTTATAATTATGATAATGTAAAAGGACTTGACAAAAAAGATATAAGATTAAAAGATTTAAGTGTCGATGAATTAAAATCTCAATATGCTGTATTAATACAGTATCAAAAAATGGCTACTGTTGGTGAGAAATTATTTAAATTAACACAAGCTATAAATGTTATTAATGAACTTCCAGTATTTGAAGAAGACATTGATAACTTGAACGATATAATGGATGAAGTATTTACTAAACCTGAAGATACAGATGTTTATGAATTAAAGGAAGAATTTCCAATTAAAGTTCCATTATTCTTTGAAAAAAATCCTCATATATTATCACATTTAAAAGTATATGATATATTTAAAAATACTCTTGAGAATGTTTTTATTCGTCATCATGAAAATATCACAACATTAATTACTAGGCAATTAGAATATAATGGACGTTTAAATACTCATCAAGTTCGTTCTGAAATAATGAAATTTATTATTTCATTTGATCCTTTAATTCAAGAAGTTGATTCTTATGAAGCTATTGAATATCATCCTGGTAAATTTATATCAGGACGTGCTGCATGGGCACATAACTTTGTAAATAATATTTTTCCATTAATTGAAAATACTGTTAAAAATAATAAACTTTTAGAACATCTTAGTATTGAAAATGGAGCTTATGGTATTAAAAAGATATTCTTTAATCAAGGTAATAACTTAGACATTGCTGATCAATATGAATTTGAAGAAGCATTTAAAGAGTTAAGTAAATATGTTATTAAAAAAGAAGGTGATAATTATGTTATTGCAGAAAGAACAGATGAAGCAACTGGTTTAGATACTGAGTTTTTACGTTATAGTTTAATTACTGATGGTTCATCATTCGGTATTAGAAACTATAGTTCTGTTATTCCAGGTTCACTTTTAGCAGATGTATCTACTAATATGTTAGCAACATTTGAAAAGATTAAAGATAATCTTTTAAAGTATCGTGATATTATAGATTATAATATTGTGATGAACAATGCTGATAGTTTAAATTATTTAACAAATGAAAAAATAAAATCTTCACAAGGAACTAATTATGGAATCGATGGTGATATTCAATATAGTTTAAAATTTGAAAATAATCTTGATTCAGCTACTGGAGAGTATTCTTCTACTAATAGTGATTTCCCAAGATTTGTTGGATTTACTGATTTTGAAAATAAAAAGAAAGTTAAGATTTATAGAAGAATAAATAACAACTTACTAGGTAGTAAATTTATTTATTATGAATTAATAGGTAATAAACAAATATCTGAAGTATATAGATCAAGTGAGAATTTCTTTTTTAGCGATCATTTTGACGGTTCATTCCAATCAAGAGTTAAAGATTTAAATACAACTGAACTTGTAAACAATCCTTTTAAATATGAAAAAGGAGATGTTATTTACATATATACAGATAATTTAAAACAAAATGGTAAGTATGTAATTATTACAAATATCAAAGAAAGTGAATCTCAAGTTTCTGAAATACCAAACTATACTTATGAAGTTAAAGAAACAGTTCTTGAATATAAAAATGAATTAACTTCTGATAAAGGTTTAGAAGATTACCATGATTTTATGTCAGGTAAACATGATGGTGAATATAAAAAGAAACAAATAATGCCTGATAAAATTAAAGAAGAATTTTATCCAGGTTTATCAACTCAAGGTAAATTAATTTACGATGTTATTTCTAAACTGTTTCAAAATAATTTAACAGTTAAAATAGAAAATGTACGAGGTAACAAACAAGGTTCTTTCGGTTATGATAAAAATGGAATACCTACTGTTAGAATAACAAATAAACCATTACAGAATTTAACATTAGAACAGTTATTACTTCATGAATTAACACATGCTTCATTGAGTAATTTAATAAATAGTTACTGGCTTTATAAAAAAGGTTTACCTCATATAAAGTTATCTAAAACTCAAAAAGAGGCGTTAGATAATTTATATAAATTACATTTAGATTTTTCACAAACCATCCATCGTGATCCTATAAAATATGGTTCTGATAAATTTCCAGATTTATCTTATATAAGAAGTACAAAATTAACAAAGCTTGAAAAATTTCACGAGTTTGTTTCTGAAATGATGACTTCAAAAGATGTTCAAAATATAGCTAAAAAAATTAATAACTTAACAGCACAGCATCCTTTAGAAGTAAAAACAAATATATTTAAAGAATTCTTTAATACTTTAATGAAATTATTTGGATTTAAATCTGGAACTATTGCTGGTGAGTTTTTTAAAAACGTTTTAGTTTTAACTGAAGAAACAGATTCACTAATCAAAATGAAAGAATCTTATAAAAATTCTTTCGATATACAAGTAGAAGGTGAAGAACAAATTGTCTCAACTGAAGACAATACTAAAGATGAAGAAGAAGATGAAGCTGGTAGAACCTTAAATAAAGAGTTTTATGACACTGTTGAAGACTTTACTACACGCAGGGTGGAAAACTTAAATAAAGCTAAGGAAATCGTCTCTAAATTAGAAGCAGAACATAAGACATTAAGTGTAGATAAAGATGCTTCTAATGAGCAATTATCTACATACAACAGTGGAAAATATAATAGAACTACAGATGCTCAAACAGGTTTCATTTCTCACTTCTTAGTTAGAAAATCAAATGGTCAAGCTATATCTTCCGCTGAAGCTAAAGCAAATCATTTATGGGATACTGCTGGTAAACCTGCTGAATATAAACAAGCAACTTCAGAATTTCCAACTATTGAATATAATAAGAAAGAATATATAGAAGCTTATGAAAAATATTTATTACAAGCTGCAACTCGTGGTAAATTAATACATAAGCAACTTGAAAAACTAACATCACCAGTTTCAGAACATGATCGTATTGATAGAGAAGTAAAAGAATTGATGGATAAATCATCAATTACTCAAACATATACGTTTAGTTGGTTGAATGAAAGAGATGCTAATAACAATATAGTAGGTCATAACATTTTAAAGATGTATGATTTACACGTTTTAAAAGATAACTTTTTCCCAGAGATAACTGTTAAATCTGATTTATTAGGATATGCAGGTACTATTGATAATTTAATTTTACACCAGAATGGAACATTCTCTTTAATTGATTTTAAAACTGGAGCTGGTTTTAATAATGAAACATTCAGTAATCTTTTAAAATATGGTGATCGTGAATCTACTGATGTTACTGATAATCAAAGACAAAGAGCTAAACTTCAATTGATGTTTTATGCTTTCATGTTAAAGCTTGAAAATCCTGAAATGCAATTTAGAGATTTAAGAGCAATTTGGATTCCAGGAAAACACATGAGTAACAAAGTTGATCATCGTTCTGCTGTTGAAATCAGTACTTATTTAAAAATGATTGAGCAGTATTATAAAATTGAACAACCAGATTTATATAAGAAAATAATTGAAAAGAATTCAAATGTATTTAAACCAAGTGAATATGTAAGTGAAACTTCTACTATTGATAAATTAAAAACAAATAAACCTGCACATATAATACTTGCTGAGAAACAACAGAAGTTAAGTCAATTGATTAAAAAGAGTGCATTAAATCTTAATTTAGAAACTAAAACCGCACTTAAAGTAGAAGCTGCTGAATTAGCAAAGCAAATACATGAATTATCTTCAGACCCAAAATTAGATTTAAACTTCTTTGGTGGCGAAGGTATTAGTTTCTTCTCAAGATGGTTAGCAACTTATGAAGAATTAGGTGATCCTATTTTACAAAACTTTAAAATTAAACAAGACGAAGCATTTGATAAAGTTCAAAAAGAATACGAACAGAAAGAAAAACAACTTTATACATTATTGTTACCAATTTACAACTCATATTTAAATAGAACAGGTAAAAAATCAATCAGTACTATAACAAGAAACATGTTAGTTGATGTGGTTGCATTTGATAAAACAAATCCAAGTAAAAGCTTATATGGCTTTGCATTTAAGAAAAGAACTTATACAGATGATAATTCGGCTCATTATTATGATTTAGTAACTGAAAAAGATCAAGAATGGAATGCTTTACAACCTGAAGAAAAAACATTCTTAAAATTTGTTCAAGATGAATTTGAAGGATTTCTTGGAGATAAAGGTATGTTGGATGAAGTAGTTACTTATTCACATAACGGAAGACCTATGACTAATAGAGATTTAATTAATTATGGAAGAAAAAATGATAATCCGTTTAAACATACAAGATCTTTTTATCCAAGAGCACCTATAACTAAACAAGAAGCAAATCAAAAGTATCCATTATTTAGTGCTGAATATTGGAAGTACTTCTATGAACGTCATTTAACAATGTTCTATGAAGATGTTTTTGAAATGCAATCTGTAAATTACGATGCATTACCTATTAAATATTTAGGTAATGACTATATTATAAATAACGAAAACTTCAGTTATAACATTGAACAAGCATTTAGCAAATTCATGCGTAATATGATTGTTAAAAAGCATTTAGATCCTATCTATGCATATGGAAAAGGCTTACAATATTATTATGATTTAAAATCTTCAGATTCAAAACAACATAAAAACGCATCAGAATTTCTTAGAGATAAATTAATGTTAGACATTCAAGATAGAAAATATCGTGATGTTGAATTCTTTAAGAAGAAAATTAAAATACCAACTACAAGAGAAACCAAAGATGGTAAAATTATTCAATATGATAAATCAATTAGTTTGGTTAAAGTTCTTTTAGGACTTAGAAATTTTTCATCTGCAAGTATTATGTGGTTAATGCCTTTAAACGGTATTAGAAACGGTATATTTATTAATATGTTAACTACAAAAAGAGCAGTATCTGAAAAAGTAGCATCCTCAGTATTTGGAGTATCAAATAATAATATCGATTTTGAACTTGCAGATTTAAGAAAATCTTGGAAAGATACCAGACAGTTAATTGGTGATATGATTTTAAATAAACAAGATTCTAATAAGTTATTTCTTCTTGCTAAAAAATTAGGATATCTTCCAGATAATTATTATTGGACAACAAATTCAAGTGAGTTATTAACAGTTAGTGATAATCTTAGAACATTACCAACTAATCCAAGTTTAATGTATTGGTTCCACACTATGCCTGAGGAACTTAATGCCATGATTATAATGGGTGCTCAAATGCACAACATGAAGCTTAAAGATGGCTCCTCTCTATGGGATCATTATAAAGTGGTTACAAATGAACAAGGTATATCAACAGTTGAATGGGATGGTACTGTCAGAGGTATCATTAAAACTAAAGAAGGAAGTAAAGAACTTACTGAACTTGATGCAAGAGAGACACGTAAATTAAAACGTGTGTATCAAGAAATGCATGGTGGTTACAGACGTGAAGAAAGAACAGCAATGGAAGCTTATATCTTCGGAGAAGTTTTATTGCAATTTAGAAAGTATGTACCTGCATTATTAAAGAGTATATTAGGTTCTAAACGTACTGATGCAAGTATTGGTAAATACGTTTTCAATGGTGATCCAAATAGTCAACAAGATTATATTGAATGGATGTCAAGAGTTAACGAGGGAAGATGGAGAATTCTTTTGAAACATTTAGTTGCTTCATTAGGTCATGGAAAATTAAACGAATATCGTTTTAATAACATGGATGATAACTCTAAGAAAATGTTAATTGATACTTATATTACATTTAGTACATTTGCTGTTTTATTAGCAGCTTCTGCATTATTCTTTGGCGATGCTGATGACGATGATTCATTTAAAAAGTATGTTGATGTAATTATACAAAACTATTCACAAACAGTTAATCCTATGGATATTGGACGTAACTTTATAACTGGTCCTGCATCTTGGAAAAAATCATACGAAGCTGTACAAGCTTATCGTGTATTCTCTTGGAATAGTTTATTATTCTTAACTGGTGATGAAGATGCTTTAACACAAGATGGTGTTATTAAAGGTTGGATAAATACTAAACGATCATTACCTTATTTCTCTTCTGTTTATTCTTTTCAAAGATTCTTTGAAAATGCTGAATCATTAGAAGAAGTTCTATACTATAGTAGGTAAAAAAAGGGGTCAATTAAGACCCCTTTTATTTTTATAATAATTTTTCTGAAAATTCAAAAATTACTATATCTTCAATTGTGTGAATCCCTGAATAATCAGGATCACCGTTTGGTAAATATTCAGCTAGAAATTCTTTTTCTTCAATGGTAATATAATCATAACCAGTATCTTCTGTATCATCACCTCCCACTTCTTGAGTTTCATATCTAATTGATTTACCACTTTTTGGCATTTTATTTAAAATTTCTTTTATCTTAATTAAATTTTCTTCTGTTATACCTGTAACTTCAGTAACAAAATCACCGTCGTTTATATCAGCTTTTATTAATATATACTTTTTCATGTTTTACTTTCTTAAACTACCAGGTTTATTATATCCTTTAAATTGTTTAGAATCCATTTTTGACCCTAAAGCTTCATGAGCAGAAATTCTAACGCGAAGACGCTCTCTTGCTTTTCTTGGTTTTACATAAGATAATGCCATATTAAACGTTTGTAGATTTGATTAAAGTTAATCTGATATCTTCTATTAATTTTCTGTTAGAATTTAATAAATTCTTTGTTACTTCTTTAAGTTCTTCATTTTTACTTTTCTTTAGTAACTCTACTTGCTTTAGTAACAAAGGATCAGTTGATTCATTCAATACAATACTAATAGATTTAAGTCTTTCAAAGAAATCATCATTGTTTATTTTTAAATAATTTGATTCTTTTTTTGATTCTTCTAATACTTTTTTTAAAAGATCTCTTTCTTTTTCAAGTGATTTAATATACGCAGTATCAACTTTTTTAGTAAAAAGGTTTTTAAACATGTTCTTCAATTTTGTTTAATTTGGTTTGTATAATATCTGTTAATGTTTCAATTTCACAATCCAGTTTAACAGTTACTGGGTGTGAAAAAATTTCAAAGGCTATTTCTTCAGCTAATATTCTGTTGTTTGTTTTTCTGTTCATCGTTTATGTTTTTTCTTCTATCATCTCCTTCAGGATATATATGGTAAAAGGCTGAAAGAAAATGGGCATTACATTGTAAATGATCTATATGTAGTTCACCTGTTTCATCATCGTAGTCATTACCTTTTTCAATTTCTTGTAAATGACGTTTTAGTGAATCTAACACAACAGACCATTTAAAACCTTTTTCCCAATTTCTTTCAGGGTATTTTTCTAAACTTTTGGTTAGAACTTTTACCATACCTTCAGTCGCTAAAGGATGCATTAATGTATATCTTAATTTATTATTGTTGTACCTTATTGCTTCGTCCATTTGATTCAAAATTGTTTAATACTTTTTTATATTCAATATCTGTTAATAAAAATCTATTTTTTAATTCTTGTTTAAGAACTGCATAATTTATATGTTCTTTATTTTTTATTATACTATCAATGTAATACTTTCTTACTGATTTAAACATTTTAATATCATTTTCCATATAAATATTTGAACCACTTCTACTTGTTTTATTAATTATTATTTGTTTCATTTGTTGTCCTTCTACAGTTTCAGCTTGATTCAATATAAGCATATCAGTTTCAAGTAAATTCTTTAACTCACTAACAACAGATTTGAAATCTTTTTTATTAACTAATGGTCTTAATATTGACATTGATTTATTATAAAAACTTTGATTTGTAGTATAGAAATTTAATTGATAGTGAACAGATTTTTCTTTAAAAATATAATCAAGAATAGTTTTATGTCTAAATTCATTATCTTTATATTTAATTTGTGTATATAAATATTTATTTGCTTTTGGAGTAATATAAAATTCTACTACTGGAAAATTAAAATGTGAAACTGCATTATAAGTTGAAAAAAACTTAATACTAAGTAAAAAATAAATTAATTTTTTACATTCGTCTATTTTTCTATTTATTAAGTAATCAAAAAACTCAAGATGTGTTTCTTGATTACAAACACTTGATATTCTTAATAGTGAGTAAACCCATTTTAATAAATATTTATTTTGTTCTAAATTAAAAGTTTTGTCATGAATAAAAGTTAAACTATATTTATTTGTATCATATTCTTCAATTTCAAAAAAAGGTTCTAATGATTTAAATGATTTGATTAAATTTACTATTTTTTCATTAAACCTATTTTGTCTACAATCAATTTTAATTATAAATTTTCTGTTATTAAAAGAAGTTATACTGGCAAAAAAAGAGTTTGAACAATTTGGAGCAATGTTTTCAAATTCTGTTCTACCATTAAGGTCGCATTTATAAATAGAAACCATTAAATTTAAAAATTATCGATTATCTCCGTCACCTTTTATTGTATTGTTTTCTTTTCTTCTTATTAATTTCTCAATGTTGTTTTTAGCTATTTCATCTAAATTAAGATTTAATTCTTCAGCTAATCTGGCGACATACCAAAGTACATCGCCAATTTCATGAGAAATATTTTCACGAAAAGTATCATCAAAAGGCTTATCACCTCTTAATACTTTTTTATATTTATTAGTTACTTCGCCAACTTCACCAGCTAATCCAAGTAAAGCATATGATAATGCATGTTCTTTTGGATAAACGGCAGTTTGCTGTGTCAAATCTTGGTATTCTTTAAAATTCATATTTTTGTTTTTTTTGGTTAATTGTTTATATTTCACATGAACCTCCAGCGCAAGCGGCTGAACCTAATGTATCGACATCTGTAAAGTGGACGGAGATAACTTCTTTTGTCCAATCAATAGGTTTTAAAGTTCTTTTTATATCATGATATCTTTTATTCAAATGTACATCTTTTAAACAATATGTCATTTGTAATAAATCATTTTTAAAATAATTTTTAGCAAATTTCTTTGCTCTACGAATCCAGTCTTTTTTCAATACTGTTGATGAATTTAAAGGTATAACTATTGATTCATTTAATACGTGGTCACAAGCATCCCATAAATCATCATTAAATGCATGTAACCCATCAACAATCAAACCTGAAGCAAAGATAGAACCAGCACCATATTTTTCAAGAATTTCTTGAGCTGTAAATATTTCAACAAAAGGTGCTTGTTTATAATCTTTATCTCCATTGACAGACAATAGAGAAATACCTGCAAAATAATCTTTGTTTTCATAAATATAATCTCTTGTTTCATCCCAATTTTCAACATTGATTGTATTTGAAACATTATGTCTAATATATGGTTTTACACATAATTCTACATTTGTTCCTGGTTCAACCCAATGTTTTTGAACTAATTTAACATATTCTAATTGTTTAATTCCAATTAAATCTTTTTTAGTAATTGAATTTTCTTTTGGTTCAATTGGAAAAGAAATTACATTGTCTGTTTTATTTGCAGACCAAACTGATTCCTCAACTGCATTTGGATTATACTTTTGAAATATTTGTCCATGTTCTTCAAGTTTATTTACTTGTACATTTCTAATGTATTTCTTTGAGTGTTCTCCATGTATTCCAGATGCAGTTTCTAAAAGTATTGAAGATGTACCTGCTGGTTTAACACAAGTCGTTCTTGCAGCAGGATTTATTTTTAAAAGTTTTGCTACTTCAACATTTACTTCTTTGATAATAGAAGCTCCTTTTTCTAAAACTTCAGGATTAAATAGTATCTTTGGGTTGTTCATCCAACCAGTTAATGAACATCCTAAAAGAGCTTCTCTTTCAATAATTTGTTTACTTGCTTCAGTTAAATATGGAAAATTAGTATATGTTGCTTGAATTGTTCCTAATATAGCAGAAGCTCTACATGCCTGATAAAACTTCTCAGGTGTATTACAAGCTCCTCCATTAATTTCTGTTAAGTTACAACATTCCCATCCTGATATACCATCTTCAGTTTTTGGATACATACCTATTTCAACACAAGGGTTGTATAGAATATCTTCATCATCAGACCATATAAATCCAGGTTCTCCCCATTGTTTAACGGATTCAAATATTTTATCAAATTGTTCTTTACTGGTTTTATTTCTAACTAATAAAACAGAGTTATTACTACGTGCTCTTTGTGGATTATTAATATACCAATTGCCAGTTTTAGCATTTAGCATTTCCTCGTCATCAGGACTAAATAAACAAATAGTAGCTGAACGTCTAACACCACCAGATAGTACTGCATCACTTAAATGCATTACAATATCATAAGCTACAATTGATTTAATTTTATTTTCTCCTTGTTGGTTATTAACTTGACTTTCTAATAGATTACTAATTTTAAGCAAGGAGTTTCTCAAACCATCTGGACCTGGTGCTTTAAAACCACCAGTGATGAATGCACCTTTAGGTCTAATTTGAGATAAATCAAAATCAACTCTATATCCTTGATATTCTGGAAAAGGAGTTTCAAAGTTTTTATTTACAAATGAACTTATTAACACACCTGCAGCATTTGACCATCCTTCAATACTATCAGGTACAACAAATACTTTAACACCTTTATTTCTTTGAGTTATTGGTGGTAATTTATTTATATGTTGACGTTGAACTGAAAAGCCAACACCAGCGCCACTTAACAACCAATAGAATGCTTCATTAAAAAATGATATTCTATCTGCATAACTTACAGTACAATTATACATTCGAGCATTATGCTTGAATATAGGCTCAATAGCCCATTGTAATGCTCGTTGTGAACCAAGAACTAATTTACTTCTATAAGACTCTCCTACCTCATCTAATAAACTCCACATCTTATTTAATGCTTGGTTCTTCAAATCAAATGGTGCGTCTTTATATTTCTCAGAAATAATTGTGTTAATCTGTTGTTCATGTAAACTCATTACACGAGATACAGCTTCATCCCATGTTTCGTTTCTTTTCAAATCTGGTATATACTTTGCATATCCACTTTGAAATTTATAATCAGCTAATATTTTACTTAATCCCATATCTGTTTTTCTTTTTTAGTTACATTTTTAATCATTTTACTTGCATCAAATATCTCTATTTGATAATCTAATAAAGAACCAAGTTCTTGTTCTCTTGGTATCTTAACTTTTAATCTATCTTCAAGTTCTAAAAATCCTTCTTCAATCTTATATAAGACTTGTGCTATTTTGGAAGTAGTATTTTGTTTATGAAATCTTAATATTTTTTCTTTATATGTTTCATTTAATTTTGAAAATTTACTTTTTTTAAACATTTCATATGAATGTCGATGAATATCTGGAACGTTAAATACATACATTCTATATTTTTCATCAATATCATAACATAAAGAAAAATCATTTAGATTCATTATCCAATTATGTAGAGTATCATACCAGGGCTTATTTAACTTCTCAGTAAATAAGAATATATGATTATCTAAATGTGGTTGTTTTTTATCTCCAATAAACACATCAATTAATATACTATCTCTGCTATTACCTAATAATTCTTGTTTATCTATAATCATCGGTAATAAATATGTATATGATCTATTTAATGTATAATCTTGCTTTTTTAATTTGTAATACATTGCTTTTATTTTGGTTATAACTCTAACTCTCTGATATCTTCATCTCTTAAATTAAACTCAGGTAGTTCTAAAGTTGCACCAGTAACATTCAATATATCATTTTCTTCTTTTAATAAATATACTAATCGAAAGTTGAGATAAAACTTAATGATACCTTCGTTTAATCCAAAGTATTCAATAAACTTATTTAATACTGTCGTCCTTAATTCTTCTATCGTCGTTTTATCCTTAAACCATTTTTCTACTGTCTTTTCACCAACACCATAAATTCCTTGAATTTTATCAGTAGCATCACCACAAGCAGTTTGAGTAAACAAAAATCTATTTGCTTCATCTTGAGTGTTTTCAACAAATTTACATTTTAAATAATCATAATGTTTACCGACATTTTGTTTTAACACATCTTTATCTGTACTTGCTATAATAACTTCTTCATTAAAGAACTTATTTCTATTATGATAGAAGTAACTTACAATATCATCTGCTTCAAATTTTGAATGCCAATATGAATTGTAATTTTGTTTTAAATACTCCCTTAATGCATAATATATAGGTGGTTTTGACTTAGTTCTATTGTTTTTGTAATTTGGAAAAATATCATATCTGAAATTTTTACCTTCTGTAAAAACTAATAAAAATCTATCAGCATTACAAACTGTAACTATCTCATTTATGTGACTTTTCATTTTTTGCAAAGCTCCCTCATATGTATCACTTTTCATGTGTATATAAGGTAAACTATCTGCATCAATTAATACTATCATCTTTTCTAACTTTTAATGATTTCATATCTCTTTCTAATTTAAGTTCTCTGTCTGTTAAATAATGTTTAATTAAGTCATAAAATAATTCTTTTTTAACTGTTACAAATTCTCCTTGATTAATGAATTTAGTGTTTACTTTTTTAGTTTTCTTAGTTATAATTGCTAAATGCTCTGGATATCCATCTGTATTTAACCTATCAAAATCATCAAATATATCTTCATATTTAATATTCGTTGTTGTAGTTTTACATTGAAATCCAATTAAAGCATCATAATTATTTGATCGTACAGTTTTATCTTTTACATCAAAAATTATATCTACTTTTTTATTATCTAAATCTCTTGATGCTAATCTTGTTGTAATTGTTTTTATTCCTGTACGGCTTTCAATTTCATTTCTGATTGTTCTTTCGTAGTTGTGTCCTGCTGTTCTGTTATTTCGCATATATAAGTATTTAATTTTTCTTTTGAAGTACCTTCTAATAAATTTAAAAAAGTTGCTACTCCATAATTATTGTGAATATCTGATGGACTATATCTTTTTTCACTATCATATTCTTTTTTATAAAGTTTTTTTTGCTTAATTATTTTATTATCAAGTAACAAACTTAAAGTAGTAAATAGTGTATATTTTAATTTCATTTCAGGTGGATTATGTGTTTCATAAGTAGTATTTATTAATCTATATCCTCTGAATTTATCATGTAACCATGCAAGTCTACTTGAATAATCTGAAGTTTTAGTTGGAGATAATACTGTAAATAAATTTATAATTTCATCATAATCATGCTGATAGAATGCATTTTTTATTTTTTCATAAACATCACTTAATTTTAAAGAATTAGTTGGCATTTTATAATTTGTTAATTCTATACACAACCTAATCATATTATTTAAACCTGATATTAAATAAGGTTCTTCATACCAGAATTTATTAAAACTGCATTCTAATTTTGAATCATCAGTTATTCTAAATTCACTTCTTTGTATTTTTAATTTATCTTCTAAGCTGTGTACAAACTCAATAATTTTTTTTGAAATGTTATTTGGTAATTTATTTGAACCATTATAATATAATAATACCACAATATCTTTGTCAGTTTTTAAACTATAATTTGAGTCACTTGTATTAAGTCCATGAATTGATATAGATTTTTTATTATACTCTGTAAGTAATAAATCATTTATATAATCTTTACATGTCATTTTTAATTCAAGACAAGATAAATCTTTTTTATTTGCAATTTGATAAGCTAAATCTGCTTGATTATTCATTTGATTTAAGGACTGTTTTGTAGCTGATGTATTATCTGTATAGATTATTTTTTCCACCATGATATAGGTATTTTTTGTTGGGTTATCAATATTTCGTTAATTAACTTAAAATGATTACATCCAAAGAATCCTCGATGAGCACTTAAAGGTGATGGATGTGGAGAAGTTAATATATGATTTCTATCTTTATCAATAAATTCTATATATTTTAAAGCATTGCTGCCCCATAAAACATATATTACATTTTCTTTTTTTCTAAGTTCTTCAAATACTACTTTTGTAAAATTTTCCCAATATTTCACATGAGAATTTGGCTTATTATCAACAACAGTTAATGCTGTATTTAATAATAGTACACCTTGATATGCCCAACTTTTCAAAGTGTAATCAAAATCCAATATCAAAGTATCATGTTCATTTTGCAACTCCTTAACGATATTTTTTAAAGAAGCTGGTACAGCGAATGTATCTTCTGGAATTCCAAAAGCTAATCCAGTTGCAAAAGGTTTTACTACATTAAGTTTACCAACTGGAACATATGATGTATAATATGGATCTTGTCCTAATATAACTACATTTGTAAAATCATATGGTGTTAATTTAAAAGCTTCAAATGTGTTTTGCCAATAGGGAAATACCTTATATCTCTTTTTATCTTCTAAAATCTCTTTAAAGTTATTTGTCATTTCTTTTGAACTCAAATATGGACCAAGTTTATTTAACCAAGATTCATGCATCATTGGTTTAAACTTTTCATTAATATTTGAGTTTTCAAACAGGTTGAGCTGAGTCATTTTTTTTTAAAATTTCATTTATATAATTATAAGTTTTTTCTCTTCCATGTTCCAAAACATATCCTTTTAAATCTTTTTCTTTTTCTGGAAATAATAAGTAATTTAAATTCATATGATCGTCGTATTGTTCAATAATTCTTGACATTGATTTATATCCTGTTGGATCTGGATCATAATTTAAAAATACATCTTTATCTTTTAGAAATTTAAAAATCTTTTCTGGAAATTTAGTTACATGTTCAGATGCTGGTGATAAAGCTCTAAAACCAAATGAACCCCATATTTCAGCATCAATTGGTGATTTAGTTATAATTACAGGATTTGTGCTTTTTGAAAAATTATCATACCACATATCAAATGTTACATTTTTTCTATGTTTAATTATCTTTCCATTTTTATCCAAAGTTTTATTGAATGGTAAATATATATGAAAATGTTCAGGTGAATATTGAAATACAAAAACAGGATTTGTTCCATCAACTGAACGCAACTGTTTTGTGAATTTTTTTTCATTATTTTCATCGTAATACTCAAATGTAACATTATAAGCAGTTTTTACAGCATTTTTAATTTTTCTATAATAAGCATCTCCAAGTAACTTTATTAAATAAAGTTCTTCAGTAGTATTATGTAATAATCTACAAGTAGGAATTATTTTTAATTTAAACTTCTTATTTGATATTGAAGGTTTATCTTCTTTATCTTCATTTATACTTTTAATTAATTTTAAATTAGTAGTATTGATTTGAAAAGATCTTTCAATGTATTTTAATACTTCAAAAAATGTATAAACTCTATCGTGCTTATGTTCATAATAATTCTTTGCCATTTGGAAACAATCACCAGAATATTTATCATCAGCAAAATCTTTAAAAATTAATACATTATCATTGTTATAATAAAATTTACATCCTGGATTTCTATCAATTCCTACTTTCCTATAAGGATTTACATATTGCTTTGATATTTCAATTACTTTTGGAAAGTATCTTTGCATTATTTCTTCTTGCTTAACTTTTTTAAGCAAAGAATCTTTTAATGAAACTTCCGCTTTGTTATTTATCACCATGTTATTGTTTGTTTTTTTGTTTCTGGCTTTGGAGTCGAACCAAAGACCTCAATGCATACTACCTTTATACGACCAGAAGCCGTTAAATTAGATGCTCAAATCATCCTCAGTCAAATCATTTAAAACATCATCTAAATTAGACGCTTTAAATTCTTTTGACATGGAAGGTTTTCCACTTGCATATTCTTCTAAATTAATAGTATAGTAATCTACTTTAAATTCTGTATATGGTTGTGAAAGGAACCTTTCGATAATTTTAGTACCGTTTGATTCTTCTCTTAGAAACTTATGCTTGTAAACTTCTTGATACTCTTTACCATTTACAACTTTAACACCAAGTAAAACTTTAATTCCTCTTTTAAAATGATCATTAATAGAAACAAGTTCGGAAACGTTTCCATTTATAATTGCATTAATATCAGAAAATTCAAAGTCTAAATCTTCAGCATTTAAATCAGCATTCACTAAGTTACTAACAAAGTTATATAAAATATCTTCACCTTCTTTACAATATCTAACATTGTCGGTGCTGAACCATTTCATTTTTTCATTTTGCTTAACAGCATCAATGCTTTCAGCAATAGTAGTTTGCAGCTTATTGTTAATCAATAGTTTCTTACCATTTTTGTAAGTTATTTCTTGATTAGACATAAAAACTGAAAACTTAGTTAAAATGTTCAGATCTTCATTTCTCAACCAGAAATCAATCCTTGTTGTTGGATTACCATCTCTATTTGTTTGTGAATATGATACTTCTTTAACTTCATCGTTGTTTAATAGTTGTCTTAATTCTTGTGTAGTTGGATTGATTGCTACTACTTTAACTGGTGCTAAACCTGTATATAATTTTTTGTTCGTAATAGTTGCTTGTTTCGTGTTTAAAATATTGCTCATGTTTCTTTTGTTGTTTATTTGTTTAACTCTTTATAGATTTTTTCCCAATGAACTCTAAGTTCATCATTTTCTAATTCACTTATAATAACATCTTGTCCTCTTAGATGATTAGATCTTGAACCACATATTACGTTTTCTGAGTTTTTAAATGTAAATATAACATTGTTATTTTCTCTATACGCATACGCAATTGAATCAACATAACCTCCTAAAATAGAACTTAATTTACCTGTTAAATCAATATCTTTTGCAGATACTTCTTTACCTTTAAAATCAACTAATTTCTCTCGTAAATGTCCTACGAGGATTAAACCCTTCTTTGGTAATTTTTCAAGTGCTTTAATTACTTTCATGAATGCTTCTCTGTGATATAGGTATCCTGCACCATTGGGTAATTTAAAAACATTATCACCATCAAAGTTTTTACCTATTGGTGTTTCTTTATAAAGTTTACACGCATAAGGCATGACTAAATCTTCAAGAGCACTAATAGTGTCTATTGTAATATAGTCATATTCAACTTCCTTTTTTTTCAATTCTTTAATTATATCAAACAGTTCATTTATTGTTTCTGCTTTAATTTTTAAAGCATCTACGTAATTTGTACCGTCTTCTAAATCAATTATCAAGTTATTTGGAAGTTGAGATAATAATGTAGTCTTTCCAACTTTAGGAAGACTATAAATTAAAAGTTTCTTTGGATCTTCTGTTTCAGCTTTTATAATCTCTTTTGGTAACATAATTTTTAATTATAATATTTTTCTAATTTCTCTAAGTCATTTGATTTTGGTAACTCTTCAAAATAATTACTTTCTCCTCTAAAATATAAACCGATTCGTACATTTGAAACACCTTGTCTAAATTTTAGAATATTTAAGGAACGATAATTATCTCTTAATTTCTCAATATCATATTTCGCATGAGTTTTTAAATCATGTCTGTTAGGAGCAAATAAACCTAATACTACGTCAGCATCACGTTGTGTAAGTTTATTATCAGCAAGACCATTCAAAGAAGGTTCTAATTTCGATAATTTAATGTTCTCAATACCTTCTTGTGAAGCAGCTTGCTGTTGTACATTTATAACTGTGTAATTAAATCTTTTTACCATCTTTAAACAATATTCAGAGCTAAATTTACCCATTGTTTGGTGTAAATCTTCTTTTTGTTCTGGATGTAATAAACTAATATGGTCAGTTATAACAATAACATATTCATCTGGATTATTAGGTGTATAACCTGTAATTATATTTTTTAATTCTTCTTTCTTTTCACCATTTTTATCTCGATAAATAACTTTTTCGTGTCCTCTATGAAATGTTCCATTTTGCTCAGCATATGTTTCCATATACTTGAAAATTCCAGTAGGATTATATATGTGATCTATAATTGTTACAATCTCTTCAAAATCTTTAAAGTAATCTCTTGCATCCTCAATCATATTAACAATTTCATTGCTAATATTAACTCCTTTTAAATATGATTCAAGTTCTAATGGAGAATATTGTTTTCCATACTTTTCAAATATATAATTTGAAATCATACTTAAAATAAAAGCTTGTTTTGATTCCTCTAATGCAAAATAAAATATTTTAAGCTTGAATTTAGGATTTTTGTTTTCCTTATAAAACTTAAAAGGACTGTTAACAAATAGATGTTTAGTTATTTGAGTTTTACCAACACCGCTTGATGCTGTAACAATGTAATACAAACCTTGTATAATTCCTGGTAAAATTTGCTCAAATCTTGGTAATCCTAATGGAATACAAGTGAAACCATTTTTTTCACGAACTTCTTTGTTCTTTTTAATTTTAGCTAATACTTCATCAAATATTAATTTAGATGTCTTCTCCATAATCTTTGTAAATTTCTTTTTCTCCTTTTAATACCATAAGACATTCTTTTTCAAGTACAGAACCTTCTCTGTCATTTATGAATTTATAATTCTTCTTTGTGTATTTCCAACCTTGATGTTCTTGTCTATTCAAATAATTTGCAGTTGCTTGGAATATAATCTCTTTATTAAATTGAGGATAATTCAATAAAAAAGTAAACATTCTCTTTTCGCATTCTTTTGTGTTTGCTGAAATGTGATATGTTAAACCTGTCACACTCATTGTTGGAAATAAATCTACCCATTCTTGAATCCAATCTACTTTTGTTGAAAATAATCTCTCTCTAAATGGGTGAATAACATTGCATTTTTCATCTAACCAATTTTTAAGTTGAAGTTGTTTTATATTAGCTGTATTATCAAAATCATGTTCAATGTTATAAAACAATAAATATAATGTTACATATTGGTTAGGTGTTAAGTTTAAATCTTTTATTAGTTCTAAATCTACTATTATCTTCATGCTTACATTTTTTCATTTTGTTTTCTTCTATGTTAAAAATTTCTCCAGTGTCTAAGCACTTATTACATTTAATTTTCTTAATTTTATAATGTTCTAAAAGTTCATCTATTGTCTCCATATTATTTAAAGTTAAAATCAGTAATTGTAATTTTATCATTCTTAAGTCTCATTTTAAACTCTTCAATACTAATATTTTGATTTGTTTTTTCATTATACTCTTCTACAGCCATTGTTTGATTTTTAATATCATTTGGATGATTAGAATCAAATATTTGATTCAATCTTGTCATAAAAAATCCTGGTTTAGTCATGATTTTTGCATTTTTCACAATATTGTGGTTCTAATTTTATTTCATTTCTAATTGCCATATATTCTTGTTTTGTAAACTCTCTTCCAGTTTTAATAATAACAGAACAATTAGAACATAAAAGAGCACCTAATCCACCATTGTATTTAAATGTTGCATTCATTTATTATTCTTTTAAACGATAAGCGTCAATATGTTCGTACTCAGGACATTTACCTTTATACTCTCCTACACAACGTTGTCGATCAAGAGTCATAATTACAGTAATTGTAAATAACAATCCTGTACTAATAAGTTGTACAGCTCCGTAGGCAAGTCTATTATTTTCTTTTAAACTAAGATTTGTTCCTAAGTAGCCTATAATAATTAAAGCAGCTAAAACAGTAAGAACTACGATTTGTGGTGTTGTCATAACTATTTAATGTTTGAAAGTGGATATGAATTTAAGATACTTTTATTAACCAGTTCAAAATTAGCTTTTTCTGAGGAGTAATTTGTTTCTGCTGCCTCTTTTAACGCAGCTTCTACATGAAGTTTAGCAAATTCAATTAATTTTTGCTTTACTTTATAATCAATAGTATTTTTGTTTTTAATATGTTCTGGATGAAACTCTTCTATTTTTAAAAGAAACTCTTCAGCTGTTGGTATTTTATTCATATCTTAAATATTAGTTAAAAATGCTTTTAAAGTTTTACCATCATCTTGAACTGATAGTTCAACTTTAACTTTGTGACGAACAAGTAATCTACCAGTATCGTCGATAACTTCAAATCTTGTTACCTTTTTGATGTTTTTTTCCATTTAAATGTTTTTTGAATTAATAAATTCAATGATATCTTTATCAAAATGTAATAAGGTCTTTTCTACCCATTTTTCATCTTGGGTGTTTAAGACACATAGAATATAGATTGTAGCCTGATGATCGTCACGTAAGCGGACAGTTCTTCCAATTCGTTGAATTGTTTCTCTTGGGTTTGAAACTAATTGAACGATTAAAGCTTTATCTACATTTTCAATGTTATGTCCTTCATTTATTGCTCGAACAACGGCTAATTTGTTTATTTGACCGTTTTTAAACGCAATTAAATCACTATTAGTTGATTTTGAATGATATACGTTATCACATAAGGACTCTGCTTGTTTTATTGAACTACAAAAGTACAAAATTCTTTCGTCATTTCCAAATTTTTCTATAAGTTTTTTTGCAATTTTTTCTTTAGATTTTAAATTGTATAAAAAATGCATTCTCTGTAAATACAAATATTCAGGTACTTGTTTTCCAGAAAACATTATTTGGTTAATTCTTCTATTAATTATCTCATATTTCTTAACTTCAGTAACTTTACCATATTTTTCTTCAATATAACGATCTGTATTGTCTAAATTTAATTCAATGACTTTTATATTAAAAGGACTGATTAACTTTAAATTAACAGCTTCTTCTAATGTAATTTTGTACAAGATTGGAAAATACTTCTTAAATATAAGTAACTTATCTTCTTCATGAGGAGGAGTTGCAGTTAAAGAAATCATAAAACAATCTTTTTTTGCAAGATCTAAATTAGAAGTATTATTAACGGTCACATTGTGTGATTCATCAAAACATATACCATCATATTGTGATATATCTTCTTTCTTTAAACTTGCATAACAGCATTTTTTTATATTTTCATATAATTGCAGCTCTCCCCACTTAGAAAATTCTTCTTTCCAGTTTTCATCTCTTAGTTCTTCTGTTGGAACAACTAAAAGCCATTTCTTATTTGGAAAACGTTTACAGATATTTATGAATATTTTTGATTTTCCACATCCTGTGGCTAAGGCGACTGTGCCTTTAAATTGATTTTTTTCAAGTATTTTTTCTGCATTTCTTTGAATATTATCTTTTTCTTTATTCATTTTAAATTGGTTATTTATTAATCATACTCTGTATTAAACATACTTAAATGTCTGTGATAGTTACTATCATCATTTATATCACAACCTTTAATTCTACAACTGGTGTCTTTTAAAACATTAGTTTGACAAGTTCTACACCATACATGTTTTTTATTATTTGTAGAAAATGAACTTATAGTTGGTCTAATAACTGATGAAGTTGTACTAACAGACATTAATTCAAATTTCTTTACATATTCATGTCTAAGTGGTTTTGAATTATCAAGACCATGTAATTTAAAATTATCTGTTATTTGATAAGCTGTAGGATTTTCATTTTTAAATTCATAACTTCTGTTTGAAAAATAATACTGTATTTTTTCATTTGGACCATCTTTTTTGAAATATCCTAAAAGAATCGTAGGTTTATTTGGAAATATAAATACTAATCTGTTACTTTCATAATTTATCAATTTTAGAATATCAGTTTTACATAATTTTAATAAATTTGATAAAAAAGAATAAGCATCAGTAAGTCCTAATAAAGTAACATTAAAAAAAGAAGTATCACTCAAAACTTTATTATGTTCTTGATAAGTCATCATTGTTCCGTTATGAGAAAATACTCCTTGTTTTTTAATATTAGTTATTTCTTTAAGTGATAATATTTCTTCTTCATTTGTTATAATTTGCGGTTGAATATTTTTTATATTATCAGTACCTGCACTTCTTTTTCTTAAATGAATCATCAACTCATCTGAAGGTCTTACATTCAATGATTTAATTCTTTTAATGAAATCTTCAATTGTGCCTGTGTTATCTTTGTAAAGTTGAATTTCTTTATCTCTTTTAAGAGCATATCCGAAACCATCTTGGTTTCTTAAATAATATGATCTTGCAATAGATTTATAGAAATACCCAGAAATTGGGGTTTTATTGTCTTTGTATATTATCAGACACATAGTTTATATAATCTTTTAATGTATTGAATTCGACTGATGTAGTACTTTCTTTGTAATATATATCTTCATTAAAAGATTCGTTGTAAAGAACTTGTGATGAACTTATATGTTCTAATAACAATCTTGCAGTATATCCTGTATAAGAGAATAATATAAGCTCTTTTAAAGTTATACTTTCACTATTTTTAAGTATCTTATTGTAATTCTTTTCAACAAAGTTTACAAATGCAAAACAAATTAAAATCCAATTTCTAACTTCTTCAAAGTTTAAAGTTGCGTGATGTAATCTAAATTCTAAAGTTAAAAAGTCATTAAATCCATTATTTTTATCTTTGATTTTTTTATTTATATGCTTGTTTCTCATATTGAAATTACAAGCAATGAAATTTAACCACTTATATCTATCTAACTTTTTAATATTAATATCTCTTTGATATCTGAATGTATATCTTCCTCCTGGATGTGGAGAGAATTTATTAGAATTTCTACCTATTTCATTTGAAATTGAAAGTTCTTTGAAAAACTTGTGATAACACATGTCAACTCCAGATTCAATATCATTAGAATTCTTTAAAATACTTTTAAATTCAGCTACTCTTTTATCAAACAATCTACCACACATATCGTTATCTCTACGTGATGGTAACATTAAAGAAAATATTTCATTCTCTAATTGTTTTGCTAAAATATAAGCTGCAATATTAAAGTACTTATTGAATTTTGCATTACCAACGTGAATGTGTATTCCACATCTTCTGTCGATTTTACAATTCTTTGATATTAACTTTAAAAGACGATACAGTTTGTAAAAACCAACATCACCTTTTAATACTTGAGTGACGTACTCACCCTGTAGTTTTTTCTACACGGACTTTCTCTTTACCTTTTGTTTTTACACATGAAGGTAGTTGCCGTCAAGTCTCTACACTTTCCTTAAAATTTAAGGCTTAGCTCGGGATTCCTGAAACTGGTTCCCCGAATTTGACAACTTTATTACCAAGTAATTTCTCACTTGGAGGGCGGTAAAATACTTTCTTTGTATGAAAGTATCTGTTTCTTGATATAAATTATCTATTGTTTTAAGTACAAAATGTTGTTTAGAAATATTTATAACATAATAAGAACGTTGTTTATTAAAACGATGTTCTATATTATTTTCCGTTAAGAACTCTGAAATTTGTTTTAAAAAGTCTTCAGATGCTGAAATTATATTAATTCTTGGATTACCTTTAGTTGGAACAATAAATGATCCATCACCATCAATAATACCTCGTAATATATGCCAATTTAATTTGATTTTTAATTTCAAATCAAATGTTTTACGAGAAGTTAACCCATAAGAATTCAATAACTCAACAATTTCTTTAGAACGAAAAGCTATTTTATAAGAAACAAAAGTTTTTTCATTAATCACCTTTTGTTTTTTTAAAATATTAACATTATCACCAAGAAAAAGTTTAAATTTTTCTAAGATATCAATGTCCTTTTCAACCAAAGAAATTTCAACACGATCTTTATAAATACATCCATCTGTTGCTAATAAACCAATAAAATAATACAAATCATTTGACATGTTATTAAACACCTCAAGTTTTACACGAGTTTGTGATTTATATTTTTTATTAACAATCCTTGCAACAGTATGGCGATCAAAACTCATAATTTTACCAATTTCAGTAAAATTTAGACCTTGATCTCTTAATTTTAATACTTCTTTTTGTTTTTCAATACTTGTTTTCATTTTGTTACTATTTGTTCACCACAAATATAACCAAAATAAAAATACAATGCAAATATTTTAAACAAAACTTTATAACAATAGTTGTTATAATTTATAAATTTATTATAGTTTACCCCTTATTACGCCATCAGGATCTCTAAGTGAACCATCTTTTGTTACAGAACAAATTACTTGATTTTCAATAAACTCTTCTGGATAAATTTTACCAAGAATTGTTTCAACTTCTACTCCAAAAGTATAGTCTAAATTTTCACATGTTTTTGAAGTATGAATATTTTCATAAGTTTTAAAATTTACTTTTTCTTTTGTTTCTACTTTAAAATGTTCTGACATCATATTTAATAAATGATTCAATGTAATATCACAAGCATCTAATAACACATTGATTGTTTCATCATTTTTAAATAAAGAATTTATAAGCCATGAAAGCAAATAACTTTCATCTATATACTCAGGAGTTTCAGAAAGCATTCTTTCTAAATCATTTGCTGAAATTTCAATATAGATATTGTCATTTTTAGAATTTTTACTTTTAACTTTTTGTCTAAATTTATTTAAATAATCATTTCCTTGATTAAAAGTTAAATTTAAAATACTTATAGTACGACTTAAATCATTATCAACTAATATGTTTCCTATACCTGGAAGATATGCATACTTTTTTGATTCATTAACATCAAAATTAAGTGTATATTTGATGGTTGTTGGTACAGTATAATGTAAAATTCTATTTACTTCTGTTGAATCAGTTATTTGTTTTCCTATTAATTTATAATTGTAACTTGAACCATCTACTGGAAAAATATTTTGAAACATGTTACCTGTAAGATCATAATATGTAAATTTATCAAATATAAAATGATTATCTCCAGCTTTTTCTGGTCTAAAAGGTAAATAAAAAGTTTCATTTATTAATTTTAACTCATGAAAAGTACTTTCATATAAACAAAACTTTTCTGTTTTAAATAAATCCTCAAGTTTTGAAGTTACATAATGTTTTAAAGCTAATGAAGGATTGATATATTGACGTTTATTTACAAATTCGTCATTATATTTATCATGTAAACTTAAAAACGTTTTATAAGCTTCTAAATATGAAGGCATAAGATCTTTTTTAGAAATTCTATTGATTATTGCATTTTTTACATCATTACTAATTCTAAAGTCATGTCTATAATTAGACAGATTTATAAGATATGTTTCATATATTACTGAATAAACAACTAAATAATTAAAGAACTCATCATTTTTCTGTGTAAATTGAGAAATACTTGGACTTGGTCCTTTAAAGTTATAATATTTATTTATAAAAGTTTTTATATATTCTTTAACTAATAATGATTCTTTATTATTTATACTTGTAAATTCATTAAAATCATAATGATTTAGTTTACTAAGATAAAATGAAAGTTTCTCTTTATATTTATTTTCAAGTTTTGTATTAACAAAGGTATTAAGTTGTTCTTTATTAAAAATTATGATATAATTTGATGCTACAGGACCTGTTAAAATTAATATTGAATCTTTTAAATCATAATTAAGTAATGAATTTTTACTACCTCCAGAAAGAATATCTAGACCGCAATCTTCTTTACTTAAAAGAATATCTCCAAAAGTTCCATTTATTTGAAAAAAACAAGTAATAATATCTTCTTTTTCTTTTTCTTTTAGTGATAATGGTTCAATTCTTGATGTTTTCATAATCTTAGTTAAAAGGATTTTGAGAGTTAATTTCTGAATTAATTTCATTATTATTTCTTTCAATTTCACAAACAGTGTCTTCGCAACTTTCCAATAATGAAATAATTTGTTCATTGTCATGTTTGTTTTCTATTTGATCTTCTAATAATTGTTCTTTTACCAAAGAAATAGCATATGCTATTTCCTCGATTTTTTCTTTATTTTCAGTTGACAACATAGTACACTTTTTAATTACTTTATCGTAAAGTAAATAATCATCATTTTCTAAATCCTCTAAAACCTCACTTAAATCATTTTCCATTTGATCTTCTAATTCATCATCAGTAATTATATCTTCTGAAAAAGCAATTGAATCGGCATAATGATTTAATTCAGCTTGATTCATTTTTTCAATGTAAGCTTCACCATCTTCATGATATCTCTCAACTGTTGAAATATCAGAATCAATGACCATAGATAAATTACTTTGAAGAAAATTTCCATTTAATATTCTTTTTGGTAGTATATTACTAACATGTGGAACTATTATTACTTTTGAAATTGGAATTATGAATAATTTATTTGACTCATCGGAAAAATATAATTTTTCTTTATGAATATTTGTATCTAAATCAGAAGTGTTATTTTTAAATACAAAAAACTTTTCATATTTTGTATTTTTCAATAACGTAGAATAATGAAAAGTTGGTATTTCTGATAAATTACAAACGTTTCCTCCAATTTTTACATCAACAGCACGAACTTTTTCCACAACAGCTGGTAATGATTTTACAGTTTCTTCTTTATGATTTTCATATACTTGATTCAATATATATATTTTGTTTTTATTTTTATAATTATATAGATAATTAAGTTTTGCAAATTCTGTGTTTATGAAATATTTAATAACAAAAGATCTTACTGAATACTCATAAAAATATACTTCACTAAGAATATTTTTAAACACCTCTTTAAAATCACTTAAATTATTTTTAAAATCTGGATGATTTAAAGTTATACAATTTTTTGAGATATTGTCATCATCAAAAAAAGAAAGTAATTTTAAGCTCGATAAAGTATCTTCATTACTTAAATATGTTTCATTTGTATAAATAATATTATAACTAATATCATCAGTTGTTTCATATGCTGAAATTTGTCCATTATTAAATAAAATTATAATATCATCTTCAGCAGAACCATTTAAAATTCTTGTTTGTAAAGTTTTATTGTGTATTTTTCTTTTTACTATTTTTTCATGATGGTGATAATATGTAGAAATTTTTGATTTACTTTTTATTATAATACCAAACAAATTTTTATCTTTGTCAATTACAATATCTGGTAATCCTAAAAGATTAAAACAAGTATCATCATCACTACTGTTATTATTTTTCTTAATTTCATCTTTAATATCTGAAATAAACTTTTCTTGAGAACCTATAGTTAATACATAAAATTCAAGAAGAACTTTTAATTCTTCAACTTCTGATTGATAAATATTTTTTTTATTTTGTTTTTTACATGCGTTAATTATTAACTCTTTAATTGTTTCAATAGGTACAACAGCTTTAAGAAAAGTATTAATTTTTACTTCTGCTAATCTGTAATTAACATCTATCATCAACTCATTAGATGAATACCTTAAAACAAAATCACCATTATTTAAATTTTCATTTATAATTTTAATTATTTCATTTATATTATGATTATTTCTTGAATATATTTTTGATTTATTCTTTAAAGTTATATTGTATATGACAGCATTTCTTTCAGTTGTATGTACTGATTCTTTAAATAAATCATTAAAACTATCTTTTAAATAATTTTTCTTTTCTTCAGGTTTTAAGCTGTTAAAATACTTTAAAGTTAAACTAATAATGTTACTTTCATTACTAGTAAAATGATTCATATAAGAAGTTGTTACAGAAGTTGAATTAGTACTATTTTTAAATGTATTATTATAGGTATAAGTATAATCATGATAAGGTTTATTTGCTAATTTTTTATTTTCTGTAATTACACCATGTTTAATAGTGTATAAATTCAATTCTTTTAATTCTTCAATATTTGTACATCCAATAATTTGTAAAGGTTGTTTCTCAGAAGAAATATACATTCCTTCTTCTTTCCATCCTATATGAATTTCACGATCCTTTTTAAATAAATGTAAAGTATCTTCTTCATTTTCATAACTAAATAGTAATGTAGCAGCACCTGCAATATCATTTAATATATGAAGATCTCTATATTTAGAAATATAATCATACACGTGTGCAGAATCTACATTGAATTTTCCTATTTTGTCATATTTTTTCTTTAAATCATCAATATTAGTTATTGTTCCATTATGTACACCTATTATTCCTGGAAAATAAAATGGATGAGTAGTATCTTTACTAAACGTTTTATGTTTAAAAGATGCTTGTCTTAAATGTCCAATAAAAATATTTGCAGATTGTTCAATTTCACTTTTGTAATTTATTAACAAATTTTTGTCAGCTCGATCAGTGTCTTTATAAACACATTTTTCAAACTTTACGTCTTTTAATGGTCTGAAAAATCCAGCAGCATCACTACCTCTTAAAATATTTAAACTCATTAAGATTTTAATACTTGCTGGATCATATTTCATTCCATCAAATCCTGAAAAACCAACTATTCCACACATAGTGTTATTTGATTATTGTCCTTGTTTTTCTGTTAATCCTTTGTATGTATGATATGAACCATCATCTAAATAAGATAATCTTTCCGGTCTTGAAACTTCATGCATGTAAATTTCAGCATTAATTTCTTGATTATCCATCATTACAACTAAAGGAGTTCTTTTATAAAAGTTTGGATGTCCTTCTAATCTATCAAGATTCATTAAAGTTTTGTCATCAACTTCAAATAAATCTCCTTTAATATTTACTGGTTTAAATATTTGTTTTTCTTCTTCAGTTAAAAACTTACCTTCAGATACATAAGGAATACCTGAAGCAAACATTCTTAATTCAGATTTAGTTGTTGCTGAACCTAAATGTTTTGCACCTTCGTTATTTAAATAATTTTGATAGTTGCCATATGGTGGTCTTAATGTACCATAGACAAAAACTAAGTGTTTTTTCATCTTGTTTTCTTTGCTATTAATTTTGTTAATGTTTCTATGTAACGTTCAGTCACATAGGTGAATTGTTTTTTTTCGATATCATTTTCTCCAAAACTTGGGGCTGAATTTATTTCAATAATAATAAAATCTGGTGTTTTATCTTTCTTTTCATTTTGAACTCTAACATCACAAGCTCCAAAATCAAGTCCTACTGATTTTAAAGCTAAAACACAATGCTCTACTATTTGGTTCCAATTTGATGGTTTTTCAAATAGATTGCTTTCAGAATCTTCGCGAATCCAAACGCAATTATCATCATGTCTATGCCATTTTTGATCTTCAGGAGTACCAGATTTTAACATTTTTCTACATGAATAAAATGCACCATCTTCAGTTACATGTACTCTGTATTCTCTGTTATATTGATAATATCTTTCAAAAATATAATTACTCATAGTTTTGTTAGTTGCCCATTTTTGTAATTCTTCAAAATTATTAATTAAAGAATTACCTTTATTTCTTGAACCAAAATGTGATTTTGCTACAATAGGATAAGGTAATTCTTGAGCTATAATTCCAACATCTATTTTATCATGTTGTTTTTCAACAAAACTATTAATTGATCTTGCAGTGAACCATCTTGCTGTTTTTACATTTCCTTTAGTAAAACAGTTTTTCATTCTTAATTTTGAAGAACTATTTTGAATACCTTCTACTTTATTTATTTCGATAAAATTATAATTATTCATCTGAGTGATCTGGTTCGTCAAATCCCTCACTGTCGTCGTTGAACCAAAGCGAATCAGCACTTTTTGTGGTAACTTCACCAACGGTAGCAGCTTGTATTTCCCCCTCAACACTTGATGAGATGGATGTCTTGAAAGAACTAGCGGTCTGGTGAGACGATATTGCTTCTTCAATTGCTTTTTCAATGGATTCACCGTCTCCTTCATAGAGGAAGGAGAAACCTGATTCATAGGTTTTTTTTTCAGCTTTTTTAATTTTATTTTGTTTTGCATTTTGTTTTTTTTGAGATAAATAATCTAAAGTTTTAAAACTATTACTATCAACTAATACTTTTTTATTTTTATCATTTTTAATGTAAAAACAAACTCTGTTTTCAAATTGTAATGAAGGTTCTTCTTTTATAATTTTATAATCTTTTTTTAAAGTAAAATTACTTTGTTTTTTTATGCAAATAACTGTTTCATCTTTTTTATAATTTAATATTTCTTGTCCTTTAATGTACTTCTTTGAAACTTTTGATTTTTCATTTTCAATTTTTTTAATATATTGTCGATAATCACTTGCTGAAGTAACTTGATTGTAAATTTGTGCTGCTTCTGTTATGGTATCACTTGATAATACATTAGTTGGTTTTGATGTAGTTGGTTTTGATGTATTTATCCATACATAAGATGGTTCTTCTGAATTTAAAGTATTTGCTGGTTTTGTTGCTGCTTTTTTTCCTGTTTTCATTATATTAATTATTTAAAAGTTAAAAAGTTTTACTTTACTTTTTCTGAAGTAGGAACAGTAATATTCAACTCATTTAAAAATTGAATAATATTTTGTTTTTTATTATTTTTCATTAAGGAGTTAACTTCTTGAAAAAATTCATCATGATAAATTAATGTATCATGATTAAATGCATGTTCTACTGCTTTTTTAGTTCCATTTAATACCATATCAATTAAATAACCATCTTTTATCCAATAATTAGATAAAGAACGATACTCAACACCATATGGTTTAAGTCTGAAACGTCCTGGAGTTCCATATACATTTTTTCTTTGATCATCTTCATCAAGAATTGTACTTGGTAATCCAACAAATAAATCCATAAATTTTACAACATTACCTAATACATGTAATATTTCAGGATTAACTGTTTGAAGTGGATTATCTTGTATAAAATCTATACTTTTAACACCTAATTTATCTAAAAGTCCTATATGAACGTGACCACCTGCAAATCTAATGTCTGGGAACATTATTGGATCTGGTGGAAAATTCTGTTGCATTAAATATGCATCAAAATCTGGATCACAACCAAATTTATTAGCTTGTTCAGTTAATAAATCTATAGGATTAAAATTTGCACTTGGTACTATTAAAGCTTTAAAGTTTGTATAATTTGTATTTATATGATTTAATATTTTATCGATATTACTTTTAAATTCTTCATTATCATTTGTAGCTGGAATGTTAAATTCTGCCATTACATTATCTTCTTGTAATGCAAAACCTTCTCCTAAAGAAGTAATATTTAAAGGTTCTTCTTTAGAACCACCAATAATTCCTTCAGCAGATGTAACTTTACCAGTTTGAGTATTTACTAAAAATACTTCGGTGTCTGTACCAATAGTGATATTTTTCATTAATTATGATTTTACTTTTGAGGTTTTGAAGATTTTATTAAATTGAGATTCAATCATAAACTCTGTGATTTCACAATTAAATTCCTCTGGGTGCCATTGTACACCAATAATTGGAAATTCTTTATGAACAAATCCTTCTATCAATAAGTTTGTTTTAATTCTTTTTAAATTTTTGGTTTCTCTGTCATTTACTAAAAATTCATCAATAATATTATTTTCTGATTGAATAGTAGGACATGCATCTTTTTTACGTGTCCAACAAACAGCTTTCAAATTATCTGCTAATTTATCAACTGCTTGATGATGAAAAGTATTTACTTTATCAATTCTAATAACATTTTGAATACTTTTAACTCCTTCATTAGTTACAATTTCTTGACAATTTTCATCCTCTGGATTATAGTAATTTACAAATTGTGTTTTTTCAGATCTTGAAGAATCATCAAGACTTTGATCATGTCCTGTTACATGTTGATACAAAGTACCTCCAAACATAACATTTAATGATTGCATTCCACGACAAATCCCAATTGTAGGTTTACCTTTTAAAACCCAATTTTCTTGGATTACAGAATCTAAATATTCAAGATGAACATCTATTCTTCCACATTCAGGTGCTGGTTTTTGTCCATATCTTCTTGGATCAACATCTGCACCACCAGGTAATACTAATAAATCGATATCTTCAAATGTCTTTTCTAAATCACTATCTACTGTTATAAATGTTAATACTAATTCTTTATCGAATTTCCTTGCAATTTTTCTGCAAAAAGCTTGATAAGAATGGTTTTGATAGGTTCTTTCACCTAATGAATAGGCTAATAAACCTATATTCATTTTTTGTTTTTTCATTGGTTTTTATTTGTCTAAATGAGGATATGTACAGAAAAAATAAATTGTTCTACCTGTTTTTGGATTTTCACCAACAGCATATTCTTGAATCTCTCCTTCCATTTCAAGAAGAAGTTCTCTAACATGAATGTTAGTTGTATTTAAATGTAAAGAAATTACTCCTAATCCATTTGTAAGATGATTTTCTTTAAAATGAACTGCTTTTCTTCTAAGTTGCATAAATATGTAACTAAAGATTAATTTTATTATTTCTTTTCTATCAGCAATATTAATTCCTAAGTCTGACATAGGTGTATTATTTGCTATTAAATTATCAATACCAATCATTACAGCTGCACCGCAACATCCTCCAAATTCTCTGAATGTAAAAGTATGACTTAATAATGGTTGTATTGTAGGTCTTCCTGCTACTTTTACAATAATATCATATTGAATACTTCCATATCCTGTAGTTGCTAAGTTTCTTATCAAATTATCATTGGTATTTAAACTTACATACTCAATATTGTATTTTTGTAAAATAGTTTTTAATGTTGATATTAGTTTTGGTATTCTAACATCTAATTGTTGTTTTTGTCTTAGTGTTGACATCTTTACGGAATTAAAATTTCATTTATATTTATTGTTTTGTTTAGATTACTTTTTGCTCGTTCTTTTAGTTCATGAGCTTGAACTTTCAATTTAGAAGATATTTTTTTTAGTAATATTTTTTCTCCAATCTTAACACCACTACTGTTTATTAAATTAATATTAAATAAATCAGATAGACTTTTTCTCAATTCAATTTCTGATTTAGATTTTATTAAAAACAAATAAGTGGCTTTTACATCATGTAAGTTATATTCAATAATTTTCGGAACATCTTCTTTTTTAATTAGACTGTAATGTTTAAAAGGTAAATCTTCTACTTTAGACATCTTCATATTAACTTCAAGCTTTTTTAAACTTGTACTTCTTGCTTTGTTATCAAAATGATGAATTCTAAAAAGATCTATTTGATCAATTAAACATTTATAAATGCTGTATGGTGGATATTGAGCATTTATTACTTCGTTTTGTGTAAAATCATACAATAATCTATTTATTTCTTGTGAATTTAAATTAACAAGATAATCTTTGTTTTCAAGGATATAATGAACTAATTGGTAGTCAAAATTCAAATTGTTAAATCCAACCATTAAAGTTAGATTTTCAAGGAATTCAACATACTTTTTTATATCATTAATATCATCATGAATTACAAAATAACCTTCTTTTTTTGTTTCTAAATCTAAATATGCACAAGAATGAAAGTTTTTAAATTGTTCTAAGTCATATACTACTTTTTTTGTTTTAATCATAATCAAATTCTAATTTGTAATTTTCCATTGGTGTAATTTTACTTATTATTTTATTACATTCATTGAGATAATAATTAAAATTAATATCATATGAAGATAGTTCTTTTGATTTGTCAATAACATTTGCTATTTGAACATATGTTCTTGATTCAACCATTATTTCTCTATCATCAACGTTATTTCTTTTGATTAATATACCTCCTTTGTTTGATATAAAATACCTTGTTGTTTTAGAATGTTCTTCTATGTGTAATTCAGAATCTTTTAGGTAATGATACTCTGTAGACCAATTACCAGTTGTTGTGACAACTTTACAAAAGTCAAGAATATCTAAATTATTAAAAGTTTCTATAATTGGAATGTTGTCGAGAAAATAATTATTCAAAGCTTTTGATACACATAACATAGAATGATTTTTATGCCATTCTCTTTTTGTTAAGAATATACCTTTTTCTTTGACATAGCCATTTAAAAATTTACCACAGTAATTATTTACATCTCTTATGACCATTTTCTCATATTCAGCAAATTCCAATTCAAGTTGAGTTAATTCTTCCCATTCTTTACAAATAGATACAAATTGATCGTAATCTTCATTTTTAATTTTAAAGGTTAAACCATCTGTATTTGCTTGTAAAACTATACAATCTAAACTATCTACTATTTTTTCAGCTAACATAATTAATAGTAATTGACCATTAATTGTTGTTTGCATAGTTAACTTAGGATCATATAGAAAGGAATTCTCCTCATTGCTTTTCAGATTGTTATCTCCAGGGCTTTTTATCCTTGGATTCTTACGGTTTTATTCCCGTAAGCTCGGCGTACATTTTTATCTACATCCTGACATGTTTAGATAGTGGATACTCTTGGTTGGATTATATTTATTCACCAACTACGCTCTACACTACTGATTAACCTTTCGTAATTTAATCAGTTAGCTCGGTATTATCATTTCAGACTTCACCGAATTTACCCACTCATAATTCAATCTATTTCTAAATTGAACGGCTTGTAACTAAAATATAAACCTTTGTAAGGTTTACCTGTCTTACAAGACTTATTAATATTTACAGACTGTAAAAGTTTTATAGGTTTTCCCATTCTTTCAGTATTAAATCGTGATTTTATAGGATAATTATTTTCATCCGTTATTGACCAGTCTTCAATGTCTTTAGAACAGTTCCATTTTGCTATAAAACTTTTATTTAGATCATATACATATATTTCTGGTAATTTTTCTCTACAATTTTTAGAAAAATTGTCTCTATCTCCTTTTTTATTTTTAGAAACTTTTAAATGTTCAGTTGATTCATATTTTTTACCTTTATTCCATGGAATGCGGTTTTTTAATTTTTCCTTTATATGATCAAATTCACCAGAAGCATACTTTTTCAACATAGTTTGTCTTCTTTTTTCAATTGTTTCTTTAGATAAATCAGGACCAGTAGCTAAAGGATTAATATTATAAAGAATTTTATTATTTTCTTTATAATTATTAATCCAATACTGTTCTCTAATTAATGTATCATTTTTGTCTGTAATTTCAAGTATCTCTATTATAAAATTGTCCTCACCATATTTATTATAAGAATTTTGTAAATGTGCATTTTTATGCGTATTTATTCTTAATCGTCCTATATGATGATTTACTCGTTTATGTATGGACATTTTAGTACTACCAATATAAACTTTATTATTGATAATATTTTTAATAAGATATACTCCTGATTTTAATAAATCTTCTAAATTGTTTACATCTATTTTCATATATTGTTGTATTTTTTACAAATATACAACAAATTATCTTTAAATGCAACTTTTTTGTGAAATTTTTAGTTATTTTTTTTCAACCATATGCACCATTTAATGCAAGTTTTAATCCTTCATTTTCAGGACTTTTTTTGGGATACTTTTTTCTTTCTAAATAAATCTCTTCATAAATATCACAAAATTCTTCACCTAAATGAGAGGCATAAAACTTGTTTTTAATAGCCAAATTTGGATAAAAACTACTTACGTCAACATCTATGATTCTACCATCTTTATTGTCGTAAATACCAGCTTTAATACAACCGTGCAAACCACCTTGTGCTAAGTCGTATTGAAAACCTTTATAAGTTACAGATTTATTAAATCCATTTTTAGTATCTGTAATCTTTAATTTTTTTAAGTAATCTAATAAATGTTTAAATTCTTCGCTTTGAAATTTTATGTCATCGGACTATATCATCATCTCATAGAGATGCTGGACGCTGTAACCTGTTATTAAGAAGACTGTACTTCTCAGGTAGTCTCTGAACCTTCTATAGATGTATCTATAGCTTGGCTGCTGATTGTTTGTACTTTCCAGCAATTCATCCAGTTTTTCAATAAGGATCACTCCTTAAAGCCGCACATTATTCATAGTTATATTTTATTTCTAATGTCATTCCTCCTTTTGGATCAATTTTATAAAATATTTTTTTATCATCCATTATTTCTAAAATGTCTTTTAATTCTAATAGTAATTCATCTTTTGTAAGTTCATCTGTAAACAAATAACTTTTTCTTAATTCACGAACTGGTTTTTCATCAGTTGTTAAATTTTCTTTTCTGTATTTTTCAATTTGTAGCTTAAAATTTACAATAAGTTCATCATTTAAAGCACCTAATCTTAAATATTGTTTGTCTAAGATTATTTCTCTTGATATAGTTTGTGATTGCATGTTTGTGTCTTTTGATGAATTATGTTTTTTGTGTCTTTTACCTTTTCTGCCCATTGTTTCATTGTTTAATGGTGTATTGTCATAATTTTCTTGATTGTGTATTAATGTTCCAATTAAAATTGAAAATACTGTAATAATTATAATTATAGCAGCCATGTTGTTAATAACGTGATCCATTTTTTTAAATTTAATTGTGGATTTGACGGGTCCCGACCCCGCATTTTCTTTTTAAAGAAAGTTTTAACCAAGAAGAAAAAGAAGCGAATGGCTACCACTAAGTGGAATATGATTCTTTCTTTTCATTAAAAGAAAAGAGTTATTTTTACACAACTCTTTTCTTTTAACTATTTTCTTCATTTAAACTACAAACCCTCATTTTATTGTTTTTGTAGTTTATAGACTAACTCATCAGTTTTAAAAAGTATCGTATCTTCAGTTTTAGAAATGATCTTCGTTACATTTTTTGTGTAGTGAAGTCCTACTATACAAGATTTACCAATTATTGGTTCTTGATAAAGTTTTCCATATTCTACTAATTCATTAGAACTATTTGCTAATCTCCAATATGGATTTGCATTATTAGTTTTTCTTTGCATTTCTTTGGTTTAATTGTTGATTAGCGTTTTGAAATATTTCATTAAACGAATATTTTCCATCTGGATATATAGTACGTCCAATGTTTAATTTTCTTGGTTTTGGTTTTGGTTCTTGATAAACACAATCTTGTGTTGCAAAAGTAGTTCCAAATAACAACTTTTGTATTATTTTTGTAGCTTTATTCATCTTCATTGTTAAATGAACAGATAGTATTTATTAATTCAGTATTCAATTTGATATACAAATCACCAGCTATAGTTCTTATCATTTTTCCTCTTGTTATATTAGTTGTTTTATCTATAAATTTTAAATGAGTGAAACTACCAATCATTTTGTTTAATTTATATCCATGAATTCTTTCCATATAATAATTCGTTGTTTCTTAAATTATAAAAGTAAAGTATTAGCATTTCTCTTTGTTGAAAAGATAGTTTATTAAATATAGGATATATAATTGTTGTTTTTATTTCAATAGTTGATTCACTTGAATCAATTAAATTAGGTAATTGTAAAAAATCACCATTGAATCTTTTCGCAATGGTTTTGTAATGATTAATTCTTTTCATATCATATCGTTTTCATACAACGTATCTGTAATAGCATAAAATAAATTATCTTTTATTATTAAGTAACTTTTATTATAAAGATTTACATATACTTTATTAAATGTGTGATTATTTGTAAATTTATTAAAATTTGTATCAATAATTATTACTGGAAATATTTGTCTTTTCATTTTAAATGATAAATTAACGAACTAAAGTTTGTAGAATCATCTATTAAAAGAGACAATTGTAACATTATGTTTCCTTCTGTATTAGGCATTACTTTACCTCTTATATTTAAACTAATTTTTTTATTTATATCAAATAATGGTCTTTTAAAGTTTCTTTCAATGATATAAAAACTTGTAGAATCAATTTTTTTCATTTATTCTTTTTAAATTCATCATAAAGATAATCTACTGGATGTTTTTTGGGAAAAGTACCATTTAGATTATTAGGATATTCGTAAAAAATTCTTTTGTTCCATAGTTCTGACCAATTATCAGGGTAGTCTTTAATAGATCCTCGACCATAATTATTTGTTTTACCATAAGGATCAACAGGATCTAAAATCTTTTCTATGTACAACGCATCTAACTTTGACATTAGAAAGCGAGTACAAAATTCAAACCAATGAATATATTCACTATCAAAACTAATAAAATCTTCTTCATCATAATTACCTTCTTGGTCTTTATTAAAAAAGAATATTTTTTTATATTCAGGAAACAATACTTGACACATTTCAAGTAGTTTGTTTTTTTGTTCTTCAGTTAAGTCTATTGGTTTCATATTAATCATATTCATCATATTCATTAAATTCTTTTAAATCTTTCTTAGTAAATTTAGCAACTTTAAATTCTAAATTAGGTTTTTTAACATCGTAAGTAACCCAAGCAAAAGAAGGTGTAGATATTTCATAATAATCTACATCACCTTGAATTTGTATTTCATGTACTTGAATTTGTATTTCATGTATTGGATTCCAATCATCAGTTGTTCTATTCCAATGAGCAGCTTCTTTTTTATTTAAAAATCTGAAATGTGTTGGTATTTTGAGTGGTTCGTTCATTGTTTTATATGTTTTTGATATAAGTAAAACATTCAATTTTTTCTAAATTTCTTGTGAAACATTTAATTTTAACTCTTTTGTAAGAATTACCTTCCCATTTATCAATAAGTTCAATGTTTTCAGTTTCTATTAAAAAACCAGGTATAATATTTTTACCTTCTATTAATTGAATATAATGATAATTTGTTTTACTTGTTTGTGATTTTGTTATTTCTAAATCAAATCCTTTTATAAAAACAGATTTTAAAATTTTACTTTTAAATTTTTCTAAATTTTCAGGAAGTATTAAACTTCCATAGCTAAAAATTAAATGTTTTGTATTATTCATATAATAAAAAATAACAATTGCCGCAGGAGTTCTACGACAATTGTTTATCGATGTTCATATTTATTGATTAAATTTATTGTAGTACATGTACAGTTCTTTGATTGCTCCATATTCAGGATTAACAAAACCTGTTACTGTTTTTGGTAGTTGTATTGAATTTCCAATTATTAAAGCTACTACTATTATTACTTTAGCAATGATATAATCATTTGACATTTTTTTTAAAACTGTTTTAATGATAAATATCGAACTTATCATAAATATTAAACCACAAATAGACCATACAACTTGTTGTTTAATTAGAATAGCCCATACTTGGTTTGCTGTTGTTCCAAGAACTTCAGCAACTTTATGTAGTAGTTCTTTACCATCCTGATATAATACAGGACTAACATCTTTTAAATCGTCGTGAATAGTTTTTATAATGCTTTTAGAATCTTGGTATGCAGAATCTATAACTGATTTTGAATCATTATAAACTGTTGATACCCCTTCTGTGGTATTGTCAATTAAAGTTTTAACTTCATCTGTAGCAAATGCTGAAAATGATATTAAAAGTAATAAAGAAAAGATTGTTTTTTTCATTGTTTGTTGTATTAATCGTTTGATGCTAAATCAATTAATTGTTTTCTGTTGTGATAAATTGCTAATAACAAGAAATAAATAAATAATTCTGTTAATAATAAAGCTAATCTCAAGCCTTTATTTTGAACAAAGGCTTCAATTGGTGCTGTAAAACTCAATTCATAAAAAGAGAAACACACGTAAAATAAAACAGTGGGTAATAAACTCCACTTTAAAGGTTTAAGATACAACATCTTTTTTTGGTTTTAACGGTATGGATTATAAATTACTTCTACTTCTTTAATTCCTTGTTCTTTTAGATAATTTAAAACTTCTCCTTCATTATTACAACTACAAGTATTTTCAACATCCCCGTTATATCTAAATGTTACAATATGAGAATAATATACGTTTTTACCTGAATTTAAAGTTATATAATTTCTTTCATCATGAAATATTTTTTCAATTTTAGCATTCCCTACCATCAATTTACGTTTAAATGTAAAATGAATACTAATCATAGTTATTGTAAAAAGTAATATACAGAATATTACATAATAATCCAAGTCATTATTTCATTCGATGTATTTTTATTTGTGTATGTAAATACTTGGCTATTTTTATTTTCTTTTACAATTTTTGACATAATTTCTATAAAATCAATATTAAATTCTTTTTTTAAATTATCTAATTCTTTATTGTTACTAACATTTGTAGAAAATAAATTTAAGTTATTATCCATCACATCTTTAATCATTTCTTCAATTGCTTTTTCAATTGGTTCTTTAAATAAATCAATTTCTTTAGGTGTTAATTTTTTATCTTTAGTTATTTCTTTTAATTTAGCATTTATTTCTTCTAAGATTGGATTTATACCAAAAAATTCAGTAATAGAACATGAACAGTCTAATGTACGTAAATCAATATAATTAAGATCTAATATCCATTCAGTAGAATCAACTCTAACTTTAAGATCATAACCATCCCATTGTTCTACTTTTAAAACTCTTTCTTTTTTAGCAGCAGGTTCTTTATCAGTACTAATTTTAAAGTATTTTTTAGCATATCTTGCACTTTCATTTCGATCATTAATAACTACATAATAATCATCTTCTTGTGCTTCTAATGTATATTCTTTGTTTGGTGTTAAATGTCTAAATTTACCATTATTATTGTTTAGACATATCAGTTTTGTACCTTCCATTGTGGTTGTTGTTTGTTTGTTTAAATATTCGTTTAATAAAATTTCAAATTTATTTTTATTAGTTATTTCTGTCCAATATTCATTATTTACATTGTGATGATATAATAAATTATTTCTTGGGTCAACTTTTTGACCTCTTTCATTAATGATAATTACTTTTTTACTGTGTTTGTCTTTATATCCATATTTCATCATTTTCAGATGTATTAATTAAAAGATTATGCATTTGCATTCTTTTTATTTTAAAACTTGAATTTGTAAAAAAAACAGAATCATTCATATTTTTTTGTGCTTTGTTGTTCATTTTATTTTTTATTTTTGTACTTATTTCTCTACCTATTGAGGTATGACCTACATAATTAGACATGTTTTTCAAAACTAAATATTTTAAGTTTATTTGAAATGTTAAATCTATTGAACATACCTAATTTATCATGAATATTAGAAAGTATTTCAAAATCTAATTTATGAATTTTAGTCAAATAAATCATCGATCTTTGTTCTTGTCTTTTCATAATTTATCAAGATGATGCAGTTACATATTCATTTTCTTTAGTTTTTTCCCAAAGATAATCAACTACAACATCCTCAAGATTTTTTATTTCATTTAATTTTTTATTGGTAAATTTTTCTAATTCTTCAATTGAAATATATCTACCAGCATACATAAATGTTTCACCCATATTTATTATCTTTTGCTGTTATTATTGTGATTAAAATTATACAAGCTAATATGTTAAAAAACATGTAAGGACTTTTATACATGTTTAAAGCAAGCAAGTTTTGTACGATGAATACTAAGTAAGATGCTCTTCTATGTTTTTTGTATATAAGATAATATCCTAATACAGAAAGAATAACTAAATAAATTTCCATTACTTATTTTTGTTAAGTTTGGAAAATCTTTTATTTAGTTTTTTAACTTTATCTTCTGCTCTTGCTTTATCGTAAAATAAAATTGCAGTATCTACCCAAGTATATACTAAAGTTCTTTTAACTCTGACTTGAAGTCTAAAGTTTGTTACGTTGTGGTTTGTCTCAGGTTTTAATCTAAATGACCTGAGTTTTTTTGTGCTTTTCATATGAATTATTAATTACCAATCTAAAAAGTGATAAAGTAAATTAACCCTTGTTTTAAAATTTATTTCATCTGCCATATTTTGTTCTTTTTCATTTCTAACATTATTAAAATTATGATATTTTTTATATGCACTAAAATTAATTCTTTTCATGTTATTTTTCTATGTCTTCAATTATACTATTAAATAAAGTTCTTGTAGGATCTGAAATTTTATAATATAATCGATTAAGTTTTTTATCTACTCTTTTAAATAGTTGTAATTTATGTGAATTAAGTATACATGAGAATCTAAATAGATTTTTTTTCATGATATATGTTTAATATTTCTAATAATACTTAAAATCATTATTTGTGTTGAAATTTTATAAAATACTTTATCATAATTTTTGTCAAAATGATGGACTTTAATACCTAAAGGTGGCGAAATATAAGATATTTTTTTCATGCGATGATTACGTTTAAAAAGATTCTATTTGAATTATTACTAAAATCATTTTTTATATGCATTATTACTCGTTCTCTTTGTACTAATATCTCAATAAATATTTCATCAAATACTTTATCATTAACACAAGGATATAAATTACCACGTGGTTTAAGATCTATTCGTTTCATTTCTTAAAAATGTTAAAATACGATTTTAAAATTTTTTAAATGAAAAAAAATTTTAATAAGAGATCTATTTTGTATTAACATTGTCATTTTTCTTTGTTCTACAAACCATTCACTTTTTAATTTTAAAAAACGAAATGTTTTATCATATAGTTGATCATCAGCATTATTTACTATTATTCGTTTCATATTAATCTCTTTTCATTATGAACAAAATCTGTAAATATAAGTATTGACATTGTCATTTTCTTTCGTTTAAACCATTTAGTTCTTAAATATTGATACCTAAATACTTTATTATATAATTCATAATCAGCATGATTTACCATTATTATTTTCATATTATTCAAGATATTTTCCAAGAAAGAACATATTACTTATTACGCTAGATCTTTTAAAATATTTAATTCTTAAATAGTTTTTACTATATAAATTATCATCAAAACTATATAAATTATCATCAAAACGAAATGTAATTATTTTTTTCATTTTCAAGATATTAAAGTTTCAAGTGATTTTTCAGTTAAAACTAAATATTTTGTTCTAACTTGTATTATTTTATCAAATTGTATTTCAAATAAGTTTCTTGAATTTTCTTTATCAAATATAATAGTTCCTTTAAATAAATAAGATAATTTATTTGTAGGTTTATTTTTTTGTTTAATACTAATTTCTTCAATTCTATATATATTAAAGTTACCATTTATTAAATCTTCTCTTATATCAATCAAATAAACAACTGATAATTTATGTTTTAATATTTCCAATTCATTATATGAAAATGGATATATTCCTTCTATTAATTTTACATTTCCAATTTTTATTTCTGATGTATATTCTTTCCATTTATGTTCAAGATGTTGTTTTCTAATATAACCATTTGAGGTTATAAATTTACCACTTCTTAAATCAATTTTTAATTTTTCTTTAAATATTATAGGTCTTTTTTGATGTTTGAAAAATAGGTAGGTATTATTTGGGTTATACCTACCTATTTTATCGTGTGCTTTCTTGAAAAGCTTACTTAAATCAAAAAGATGATTAGTCTTTTGAATTTTCATAAAGTTTCAAAAAAGGATTGAAGACTGTTTGTGGAAACACCATGCAATCTTTATCCATTGGGAGATTGGTGTGTTTATCAGTAGTCAACAAAGACTTTCCTTCTATAAGACGGAAATCTTTTTGTTTGTCGATTACCACAATTTGTCTTTCTTCCACTTCTGTTGCAAAATGACCTGCTGTGGAAGACGCAGGAGCAACATTAATACCTCTTTTCATTGTTTTGTTTTTTAAAAATTAATTAATATTCATACTTCATTAATCCAAAATATTCATTACCTGAAAGTGATACAAGATCATCTTTTTCTGATTGACTTAAGTTTTTAAGTATTTCTGTTCCTTTAGGAGTAAAATTAGCTGAGAATATTTCTCCTTGTCTTTGAAGAGATGTTAAATGCTTTTTTAATTTACGTGGTATTCTGCACAAAGATGCTATTGCATCTTTAGCATTGTTATGTTCTGAAAATACCCCTAAAAAGAACATTCTGTCTGTTGAAGGACAAAAACATCTTACATAAGCAATTTCAACATCTTCTATTTGTCCTTTGAATAATGTATAAACACCTACGTTCATTGATTTTGTAGTTCCTTCTAAATACACAGGATCTTTTGTATCAACGTATGTGTCTTTTTCTGACAGATATTCTTTAAGATAATCAACTAAGAAAGTTCCTCCAAACTTTTCTTCGTAAAAATTTAGTACAGCACTTTTTATTTCTTCGTTTTGCTCTTTTACAAAGTCGCTAAACAAATAAGTCTTTTCAGACAAGCTTTTGTACAATTCAGCAGTAACGATTAAACCATTAATTGCATACAATTCATAGTCTTCAAATATTACAGATGGACCATTTATGTTATGTAATTGAAAGCTAGCGTTTCTACTGATAAAACGAGGAAATTCACAGATTAAACAAACTTCTTCGTATTGGATGCTCATAAAACTTAATTTACTTGCATTTACTAAAAGTTTTAATCTTTGTTTCAATTCATCGTCTAAAATATTTTTAAAGTTCTCATTAATGTAGTCATAATATCCTAACCAACTGAATTCATAGGATGAAATACTATAACTAAAGTTTTTGTAAGTAAAGTTAATATTGTCATTAGCGATGATATCATTAAGTTTATTTAAAAACTCTACATGATTTTTATCATCTATATCTTTACGAAACAATTTGTCGTATTTATCGTTTTCTAAGACATTTGCAAACTTTTGCATTTGTCTTGGTGATGTACACTGTATTACTAATGGTCTTTTATACTCCAAAGCTTCATACAAATCACCAATTCTTTTTGTCTTTTCTTCATGAGAAATCTTTTTATTTTCTTCATAAAGCTGGTATTTGAATACAAAGTCTAACCACTTTTCAGAAAACACTTCAATATTGGCTTCCTGTTCTGGTGTTAACTTGGTTATTTTTTCGTTTGACATCTTTTTTGTTGTTTTTTTTGATTAAAACTTAGCAGTTTTAAATAGTGTAAAAATCAATTGAAATAGATTGAAAGAGTATGATATCTTTTAAACATTTCACTTAATATCTGATAGTTAATACTTTTAGAAATTTTAGAATCAAAATGTTTAATATTATCGTTATAGATAATATTATTTATATTTATTTTTCTCATAATATTCTATGTCGTTATAAACAAATTTTTCTATTTCTGAATTTACTCCTTTTAAAATCTGTGCTATTGCTACAAATCTCATTAAAATAGGTAATTTATTACTTGTATTAACTTTAAATTGTTTTTTTACTTCAAGTGTAATACTTTGTATTAATGTTTGACGATGTAATTCAGGGTCCATGTAATATAATTTTTTCATATTAAAAACTTCATTTCATTAACTTTAATTGAATGACGAATCTGAGATGATGCTATAAAACAAAGAGGTGTGTTTGTAATTTGCATTCTCATTGAATCATGAATACTATAATCTAATTGTAAAAGAATTGGTTTTTCTATTTTATTATAGATATTAAGTTTAGTTGATATATTATTCATAATTAATCATTATTAATTATATAGTTATGTCCATCATTTAAAGTTCCTCTTAATTGGCTACTTATTTTATGACTTGTTCCTACTTTAATTAAAAAAATAAGAATTGAATCAAATTTTAAATTTGATTTGGAAACAATTGGAGATTTTGCTGTTAATGTAGAACTACGTATTTTCTTCATAACTTATGATTTTAATTAGTTTTTCTTATGTCATCATATAAATTATCAACTAATTGATTTAATAAGGTATAATTTATGTTATAAAGTTTATTTAAATTAATTATGTTATCATTAAATGTATTTATTCTTTTCATAATTGTTCATCTTTTAAAAAAGTAATTACACATCCATGTAGTTCAAAATCTGTTTTATAACCTATTTCTTCCTCAAGTTGATCACATAGTTGAATATATATTTTTTTAATTGTTTGAGAAAATATTCGATTAAGTATATCATTGTTTAATTGACAACTATCATTAACAAAGTTATGTGCTCTTTCCATTGTTATAATTAAAAAACAAGTGTTAATATTTCTACTAACACTTGTTATGTTTTTGTCTATATTGTTCTTTATATTCTTTCCAAGTTATGTTTTAGAGACAACTTCTTGGCTTCCTTAATCCGGGAACAATTTAATTGTTTGTCTGTACTGGCGGACTATTAGTCATCGTTGTCCAATTATTAGGCGGACTTGATGAAATTGAAACGGCACCAGTAGCATTATAAACTAAAACGTAATATGTTGTAGCATCATTATTAAACAATACAGTATAATAATCCATACTGTCTGTTTGCTGTAACACCGTCAACGTATTAGCATTTTGCGTTAAGTAGGAGAGCATATCACCTTGAGAAGTGAATGTAGTGAAATCTGAATGATATGACACTTGTTGTGCTGAATCATTCATAGCGGTTAACGAGGTTTGTTCAACAGCATCTGTAGCAGAAGGTGGTGTACAACCTACAATTCCTGTAAATAACAGGAGACAAATAATTAAAAGACTTCGCATAACTTTTTTTGTTTGTTTTGTTTGTTTTGTTTGTTAATATATATAATGAAAAAATTTTCAAGATATAACAAAATTTATTAGTCGGTTAATAAATTTTAATTATACTGTAACGCTGCTTTCTTTTACAATGTTTAAATATTCTTCTTCACTAATCAGTTCTGTAATGTTCTTAAAATCGTTAAGTGTTGATTTCCAATCTCTTGATTGTTCTCTTGATGGATTTTTAGATCCATTGTAAGAAGAAATTGGATTTCTAAATCCTTGAATTCTGTTTGCTAAATTATGAAACACTTTTCCAGTTAATTGAAAATTCTCAATGTTTAAGTTAACGTTGATTGGTTTATTAACTGCACGACCTGTGGCAATTAAAAAACCTTTCTTTCTTGAAAAATTTGGTTCTTGATTTGACTTATTAGATAAGCCAATCTGTAAGGTGTTATCAGTAACATTCATTGCTACTGTACACCCTTGTGCTAAAAAGTGTTTAACTTTCATTTGTTGTTGATATTAATTGTTTGTTTCGTTAGTTAAAGCCTCATCCAAATATGATTGATCATCTTTTGTTCCCCATTTTGTAATGATTCTACAAAGATTGTTTTTACAGTATTCAAATACAACAGGATCTTTAGGAACCTTGCGATTTTCTACTTCAAAAAATCCAAATTTAGATTTCTTTTTTAAATCTTTTAAATCAAAATGAGTTTCTGGAGCTGCAATAAATAATCCTGATTTATCAATTTTTTGAATTTTATCGTAACTGTATAATTTAGTTAAAACTTTTTCGTTTAAACCTGGTTTTCCATCGATACCATCTTTTACTGCAACATAAGCCCAAGTATTATTTCCAGAATTAAACCATGATTCTAATGATATATAAGAAAAATTAATTCTTTTTAAATCATTAACTGTAAAAATTGGTTCTTTTTTACCAAACAAGTTTAAAAGATAATCACTTTTTAAACCAATAAGAACAACGCTATCACCTGCACTATGAATTTCATTTAATTTTTTAGTTCTTGAAATTTCTAATACATTCTTTTCAGGAATATCCATTATATAATTTTTCACTGGTGCATGAATTAAATTGTACTTTTTACAAATACGTTCTAATTCATCTACAGTAATAAATTTTTCTAAAGGATATGCCTGTTTTAGTTCATTGAATGTATTAAGTTGTTCTTTATTTGAATTTATTGATTGCTCAATAAATTTACTTTTCTCTTTTAATTCTTGATATTGTTTTACAGGTTCAGAAGCAATAAAACCTAATTTTATAAGTTCTGTTGCTTTTTTTTCAAGTTTTGATTCTGTAACTACTTGTAAATTGTTAAGAACGTTTTCACATTCTTTGATGATTTTTTCTTCTGCATCATCAAATTCTTTATGAATTTGTTCAACAGTTGCTGGATGTTTTTTAAATGAAAACATGATTATTAAAATTTAATGATGGATGACAAGAGTAGGTAAAAATAAAGGACTATATTTTTTAAATTTATATAATCCTTTATTTAATTTGGTTGATCGATTAAGAAGCAACAGACTTAGTCTTTGCTTTTACTTTTGTTGCCGGAGCCATCATTTTCTCTTTTTGAGCCAATGCAATATCAGCTGGTTGAGAGAAGATTGTAATTGGATTAACCACATTGAGGTATTGAACCCCGGTCAATTCAATTTTAGTTGGCACTCCATTTTTGGTTTTGTAGTGCAACTCATTGGCTACAGTTTTAATTGGTCTTTTAGTTTTGCTGTCAAGCAAAAGTTCCCTGTTGGTTGACGCAGGATTAATCACATAGTGATTACGATCTGTTGGATCGTAGTTGTCATCACCACGCATTAAATTGCGGCATTTTTGTCCATCGCGATCAAGTAAGTTATATTCAACAACGTTGAATAATTCTTTTTCATTGCGATCTTTGCCGAAACGATTTTTCTCTTCAGCAGTGTTTGGGTAAACCAAAATAATGTTCATAACTTTTTTTGTTTTAAATTGTTAAATTGTTGATTAAATAAAATTGTACACCACAGCGGACTCGAACCGCCAACATCTTTTACAAGACCTTCTGCCGAGCACTGTTTAATGAAAAACAGCACATTGAAGTAATGGTGTATTGCTCCATACGTTTCTTCTATGATTTTATTTACGTCGATGAAATATCTCGCTACATGCTACAATTGAATCTTGGGGATTCATTTCCAACTATTTTCACAGGAAATAATGTAACATGGTCACGGCAAAATATAAATTCTATAACTTACATGACCAGGGAAATAGATAAACTGGTACTGGGTTATGTTGTTACCATCATTGAATTTGTGACGCTTTTTATTCAAAGAATACTTTGTAGTGACCCCGATAGGATTTGAACCTATAAAATCGCTCCCAACTGAGCTACGGAATCATATTATAAATTAAAAGAAAGGAGGGTAAAAAAAGAATAAAACTACTAAAACTTTCTTTCAAAACAACGAGATGTGTCAAATTAATCCCTCCTTTCTTTTGTTTTTAGCCGTTAATTTTTGCGGCTAAGCTGTTGTTAAAAACACACATTTTTTTCTGAGCTTTTGTGAGCTTCATACCAGATTCGCTTTTTTGAAGAATAATCTCCTCAATGCTTAATTGTTTTTTCTTAGCCATATATGTTGATGTAAAATTGTTTCTATTTAAATAAACAAGCTCTCATCGCTCTATTAGAGCCTGTTTAACATTCCATATTATTTGATTTCCCTATTATGAGCGTGTCTATCAAATAATATTTGCTGGAATGATTACCTTTTGGTTTTTTCATAAAAAAACTATTAAAGGTCATTATCAAAAAAATTGTCTTTGTGCATTTTCCATGCAACGTAGAATACTGTAATGACAGATCCTATACAAAAAATAATTACTAACCATCCTAATAATTCCATAGATGTAGTTTTAGAAGTTAAAAAAAGAACCAACAGAACAAATTATTAATAAGTCCTGTTGGGTTCACGTACTACGAGTAAAAAACTCGAAGATATTTATTTTTAGTAATCTTCATCAAGGTTTATACCACTTTGATAAAAATACAAAATAATTAATCCGAGTATTACTGGCATTTCTATAAGCCATATAATGCTATTTTGAATTTCTTTATAGTCTTCATTAAATAATAATGATAAGACATAATTGAAACCACAAAACATAGCAATTAAAGCCAGTGGTATTACTGTAAGACCAATGGTAACTAATAAAAAGTTTTTCATGATTAAAATTTTGTTACTTCTGTTTTCCAAATGTTACCTTTTCCATCTTTAAAACTTTTTGTTTTAAAATAGAAACGATTACCCCAATCTTTTGCTGTTTTACAGCAGATAGCGGAGATAGACTTCATTGAGTAATCACTTGCGAGGAATGAAATGGTTTCACCATTTTTCATTTTCTCCAATTGAAACCTCATTGATTCTGCTTTTCTTTTTTTTCTCTGTACTGTTTTATTTACAGTTTGAGATAAATTAGATACCAGATTATCTTGATTAATAGTAATTCCTTCAGGAATTAAAATCTCAAGAGTGAAATTTAACACAATCTTCTTCATAGTTATATGTTTTTGATTTATTTTGATTTGAAGTAGTAGAAATAACGAGACTCGAACTCGTAACCTACAGATTAGAAATCTGTTGCTCTATCCAATTAAGCTATATTTCTAAAAATAAAAGTCAATGTCTGCCACAACGTTGATATCCTCTTTTTTGTAGCTTTTTGTTCATTGAGTGATGTTTTTTGTAATCAAACCCACTTGAGTGCGATGCACATGATGTTATTGATATAACTATCATTGTACAAATAACAATTGAAATGATTTTTTTCATTTCTTTTAATTTAAATGATGTAAAGATTGAAAACGTCTGTGTTTTTTGAAGAATTTAGCATCAACAGTAATTCTTTCTTTAACGCACATTGGATTACCATATTCATGATGAAATTGATCACCAAACATACAATAATCCACAATAGTTGAAACTGTTAACTGTCTCATATATTTGGGATTTAAAGTTGTTTAATTTGAAAAAAAAGCAACAACTTAGACATTGATATCATCTCTGAATGTTGTTGCTTTTCTGAAGTCGTATTCCCTTTATCGTAAAGAACATCCCAAACACTATTAAGGAAACATCGACGTTTTTAATTTTTTGTGACCAATACAGGAGTCGAACCCGTTCAATGAAAACATCTTCTCATTGTTCCACATTAATTGGTCTGGTAAAAAAACCTCATCACTTGTATTCTCTTCTGTTAGAACAGTATAGAGACCTTTGCATGGGTGATGAGGTTTTAAAATAGGAAGTTTCAAACATGATAATCTTCGCGTTGATTAACACATTCTTCTCCTACCGCATTTCAATGATTTTCATCATTTCAACACTTGATAAATTTGCAACTTTATCCATTTGGTTCCTCTTATATTCTTGGCTTCCAGATTAACCAATATTCTGAAAGTTGCTGATCATAATAAACCAGCTAAACGTGTGAAATATAACACTCGTTTAGTTGTGCTGGTTTTTCGGCTGATCCCTAATGGGATCTGTTAACCCGTTTGCATTTATTTGCATTTAGTGGCGGTGGATTCCTAATGAAACCCAATAAATAATCCAAACATTAGCGGAACGGGATATTTTGAATATTGTAAAAAGAAAAAAGAAAAGAAACAACCTCAAGTATAGCATCTTTAGACCGCAAAGGCGTGGATGGTCATGCATGAAGTTGTTTATTGTTTAATCTGCTTTGTAATTAGGTCCATATGGAACCTCTTTCTTTGTTTTAACAGGAGCATCGGTTAATGCGAACTTATTTGTAAGCATTTCTGAGAAAGACAGTTTGAACAATTCCATGCTGATATTTTTTTTCAATTGATCGAAATCTTTTGAAATATCAATGTAGTTCTTTAAACTTTCTTTTACATCATTTAACGACATTGTTGTTGCTAAAGGTTTTAACACCTCTAACAGACGAGCATCAACAACTACTAATTCCTTTGTGTCTTCGACAACATAAGAAAAGTTCTTGATATTTTCGTCGGATTGGTTGGACATTGTTACTAAACGTCCTTTAATGTTAGTTGCAATCATTTCTTTATGAGTTATATTGTTATTGATTTATGATTTCACATTTGGGAATAAAAAACAACCTCAAGTTTTACCAGTTACAATGTAGGTGCACGTTTTCATGTCCTAATTGATTATTACTGTAACTCAAGGTTGTTTTTGATTTAATTGTACAAGAACAATCCCAAGAAAGTTTTTGTTTTTGCTGCCTGACTTCTCTGTTTAGAGCTTCTGAGGAACATCCTCAACGTGTGTTAGCGCACACTTCTGTTTGTTTTGCATCTTTTTTAATGATGATATGCTTGATTATTCATTGATTGAATGAATATTGAATTATAAATGTTATCATAATTCAGTATTAACTCAAAAATCATGCTGATATCGTTAAATTATGCAGATAATCCCTTAAAAAAAACAAATCTCGCTGATATCGTTAATAAGATATAAAGCGATAAAATGAAATAAAAAGAGTGTATTTCTACACTCTTTTTGGTTAGGTTTACAATTAGGAAAGGAAAGGGAGGGTTTTTTACGCCCCTACTTTTGGCGCTTTAGCTGGTTTTTCAGCTAATTTTTCAACTGACACAACTACGTTAACTGGGCGCTCTTTATAAACGCCTGGCTTTACCGTAACGGCTTGACCTTTGCTTTCCATTTCTGGAGTGGCTAAACAGGTATGATTACCTGACAGCTGTACAATTGCAAATTGTTGATTGTCAGATTTTCTTTCGACAAGTCTGAACGACTCTATCTTCAATGTAGTTTCTTTCGTAACTACTTTAGATTGAATTATACCAACTTGTACCTCAGGTGCTGCGTTTTTTAGCGCTGCCATAGTAGAAAATACATTTTCCATGTTATTGAATTTATTTGTTTTTTAGTGTTTGCTGACAGCCGTCGACCGACCGACCGGGCGATTGCGCCAGCAAACTCAAGGAGGGGATGTTAATTGGGGAGGATCAACCCCTCATATTTTTAAAATGAAAAAAAAAATTTAAAAAAAAATTTTAAAAAAAATAGCCCATAAATTAATATGAGCTATTTAATAAGAGGTCAATCCTAAGCGCCCTGTTCAAATGAGAAGGGGGATTGACATGTTACTTACTTTTCAATAGAGATCAAAACGCCTTTTTCAATTACATAGGTTCCACCTTCAGTTGTAATTTTAGCAGATTCGTTTTTAGAACCAAGAGCTAATAGTTTACCTTTGTATGGTTCAAGATCGTTTAACATTGTTTCGTGAGTAATGTCATACTTTGCTAATAGTTTTGGGTTGTATTCAACCCCGTAAATTGTTTCCATAATTTTAATTTTTAATATTCGTTTTAATTGTTTTGTTTGTACTTCACTTAGTTTTGAAATATTAATTTCAAAAACATCTCCAACTTTTGGGTTACCTGTTAATAGTCTATATTCTATGTTATTTTTTTCTAATAATGTTTTTATCAAATCATTTTGTTTATCTATACTTAAATTTGTATCTAGTAATAAAATTTCATTATTAGTACTTGTAACAATAGAAAATGGTGATTTAGTTGTAAGAGTATAATCTATGTATTTATTATTTTCAAAATTGTAACAATACCCGTTAATAGAATCAGTAAATGTAATTGGGATGCTAAACTTATAATTGTTGTGTAAATTACTTGATGCTTTAGTACAGAGATCTTCAAGATCAAATAAATCATCGATTACTCGTTGTACTTCTATACCCTGTGACTCTAATAGTTTAGTATCAAATTCGAGTCCGTAAATAAATAGCTTTGCCATGTTTTTGGTTTAAATGGTTTCCCTTGTTAATAATACACCCTTCCTTATGTGATTTAGTGGCTTCAACTTCTTTGTTGTAGCTTTGTTTGCTTTACAACACCGCAAAGGTACAAAAAATTTTTGACATTTTTATACAAACTTGAAAAATTTTTATTTTTATTGTACAATGTTTTTTTCAACTATTTTATAACCAGTACGTTTATGATATCCATTAGAATTCAATAATTGTCTTATTCTTTCTACGCTGACTTTTAAAAATAAGCCACATTCTTTTCTTGTTTTAAATGTATATTTTAAAACACCTTGTTTATACACTTCATATAATTTTATATTTGTTTTTTTTATTTCAAAATTTGATGTGTAATTTTTCCAAGATTTTATAATTAAAAAGTTATTTTCATAAAATGACCTAGTTACCATTCTGTATCTTTGATTATTAAATCTAAATATACTTGGAGTATTTAATCTCCTATAATCTAATCTTGTTATTTGTAAATGATTAATCGCAGCATAAGATGACTCAAATTTCCAAACAATATTACCATGTAAATCTAAAACAAAAGTTTCTACACGTTGTATTTCAGAACCACCTTTTCCAGCTATTTTTAATAAATTATATAAATTTTTAGAATCAATATTATCAAGATAATATTGTTCTCTTTGGATTAGGTTTTCTTTAGAACATTCTTCTATTACTTTGTAAATAAAATTATGCTTACCGTATTTATTATAAGCATTCTGTAACTTTTTATTATTGTGTTTATTATGTTTTAATTCAGTACGATGTTGTTGCCACCTTCTTTGAATATTAGTTGAACTACCTAAATAACATTTATTATTTAGTTTGTTCGTAATTGTGTATATACCAATCATATAATCGTTTTTTTTTTACAAATATACAAAAACTTTTTGACATATGCAAATATTTTTTAAATTTTTTTTCTAATAATTTTTGTTAGATTATTTTTTCAATAAAATTTGTGTATGTCAAAAATTATATGTATCTTTGTGAGAAATTATAAAGAAGGTTGTTATATGGCAAATAGAAAAATTATTGTAAATCAAACTGGTTCAAAGGAATCAGTGCAAACTGAAAAAGGAGTTAAGGAATATTCTGTTATTGAAGGTACAGTTGGTAAAGAAGTTACTGAAATACTAGCTGAAATAAATACACCAGAGAAGAGAGCAATTAATCAAAGTTATGTGTTTCTTCCTTCTCCGTTTATGTTTTTTCATAATTTGTTAACTAAGAAGAAAAAGAAATGCTGAACTCGAAAAGTAAAATAAGTAATTTCTTTATAGGACTTTTTATTGTAACATCTCCTTTAGCACAGTGTCTTAATGACAATTGTGAAACACCTGAGCAGTTAACGTTACCTGTTGTTGTTAATGGATGTAACTTTGATTGTACACAGGATATACAAGATGAGACATTACCTAATAACTTTACATGTTCATATCATAATTATAATCAGTGGTATAGCTTTGATCTTACAGAGGATACGTTTCTTTGTGTTAGTTTAGAATCTGATTACAATCTTGATGGGGCTATTTATACTGCTAATGGATATAATGAGGGGATACAGTTCTTTATTTATACAAGTTGTCAAGATATGATATTTGGTACTAATTGTTATTGGATGTCTGATGTTGAGACGAGTATTATTAATTTTGATCCATCAGTTACTGAATGGGATGTTACTGTTGTTTTACCAGCAGGACAGTATATATTTGAGGTAGATGGTTTTGGTTGGTCTACTGGTTGTTTTGAATTGATACTGTGTGGTGAGAATTTGTTAGGTATGACAGTTGAGGAATACAAACTATTTAAACAAAATAAAATGTTAAACTATGACATATTAGGGAGGAGAATACGATGAATATGATAGATGAGTATTTGAAGGAACTTGAGTTGATTATGGAAGAAAAACAAAAGACTCAAGAGTTGAATCCAGACTATAGGATATATGTTGTTTGGAAGACAAGTAGGTATATTAAACATATTTATGTTACAGGTATGTTTAAAGATGCTGCTGAAATGGAAGAAGTTGGTTTACATAAAGGGTATAGGAAACTATTAGCTTTAACACCAAGAGGAACTAAAGAGTTAAAAAAGATGGGCTTTAGTTCTAAAGAAATAAATGAACGTTATGAAACAAATTAAGTTAAATATTCCTATTGGTCAAAGTCAAACAGATGTGTATTTGATGTATTTGAAGATTACGAATATTTTCAATCCATTGACTACAAGGGAACAAGAATTATTAGCTTACATTATGTATTATAATGAGCTGTATTCTAATATTGATTCTGAGTTAAGGAAGAGAATACTTTTTGATTATGATACGAAGGTTGAAATAAGAGAGAAGATGAATATATCAGAAGCTAACTTTAATAATTTAATTAGTAATTTGAAGAAGAAAGGTGTTATTGTTAATGACAATTTACATAAGGCTTATGATGTTCTATTTGATGATAAGAGTGAAATGGTATTAAAATTTTTCAAACATGACAGTTAGTGTTAGCTTTTTAAGAACTAATGCTATAATTAAAGATATGTCTCTTAGGTATAATATACCAAAGAAAGATATTGAAGAGATGTTAACTTTGTATTATAGGCAAATTAAGGAAGTAATTGAATCTGGTGAAAAAGATAATCCAGATAGTTTTAAGAACATTATGATACCTAATTTTGGTAAGATATATTGTTCTAAGATTAAGATTGAAAAAATGATTTATTACAAACAATTAAAAAAACAAAAAGATGAGAGCGAAAGTTTACAGGATTAAAGATGATGAAGAAGTTACTGAGGAAATTGAAAGATGTAAAGATTTAGGTTTGAGGAATTATGGTGATAGAATTGCTGAATTAGAAGAACAACTTAGAGAGGAAGTAGATATTACATTTGATGAGACTGATGTTGCTTGGATGATTGTATTTGTTTCTGATAAGATTAAAAAGAAAATTATATCAATTGGTTTAAAGAGTGGATTTGAAGCTGATTTAGTTTATAGTAAAAAGGTTGAAGATCGTATTAATGAAATTTTATCATAATGGAAAGTGTATTTAAGGATGATGAATTTGTAGAAATTCCTAATGGTGACAAAGTTCATCGTATTAGGAAAAGTAACAAACCTCAAAGATTTGAGGATGAAAGTAAAGAGGATTACAAGATTAGAATGAAAGTGATGGACCAGTATTTAAAACATATGAAGAAAGGTAAGTTCTTTCATATATCTTGTTTTTTAACACCTTTGATGACAAATGATGGAACTATACTTACTGGGGTTAAAGGTGAACCGATTTATAATGGTAAAACAAAAGGTGTTTCTTTTGTAAAGAAAGAAATGTCAGGAGAACATAAGGAAATAGTAGAACAAATAAAAACAATTATTGAACATGGAAAAGAAGATAAATAATTTGCTTTCGGTTGAAGAAGCTAAAGAAATAGCTACCTCGAAAGTAAAAGCCTTGACTGGCGACTCACTTATGATTTATTTTAAAAGTAAAAGTGAAGAAGAGGATCTACCACCTCAGTTGATTGGATCATCTGAAGGAGAAAAGGTATTGGACTTTGATATTACAAAAGATGGTGTTGAAGTTTTGATGGTTGGTCCTAACTGTAAGAATATTAAGGAAGGAGATAAAGTTTTAGTTTATGCTCAGGCTATGATGTCTGGACAGTTTACAGCCTTACCGATTGGTGAGATCACTGTCCTTCTTCTACGTGAACCAACAGTTATGTTAATTTTAAACTAAGAGCAAAATGATTAAAGGAACTATTTTTGGAAGTGAAGCAAGACTTAAATTGAAGACAGGCGTTGATACGTTAGCTAATGCAGTTAAGGTAACGCTTGGTCCTCAAGGAAGAAATGTAATTATTGATAAGAACTTCATTACGCCACACATTACAAAGGATGGTGTAACAGTTGCTTCTGAGATTACATTAGAAGATCGTATAGAAAATATAGCTTGTTCTATGTTGAAAGATATAGCTAAAAAGACAGCTGATGAAGCTGGTGATGGAACTACTACTGCAACAGTATTAGCACAGGCTATTTTTGATGAAGGTTTAAAGCAGTTAGTTAATACTAATAGTATTGAATTAAAGACTGGAATGAATCTTGCTCTGTATGATGTTGTTAGAATGATAAAAAATAAAGCAGAGAGTATTTCAACAAGACAAGAACTGGAACATGTAGCTATGATATCAGCAAATAATGATGTTGAAATAGCTTCAAGAGTTGCTGATATATTTGAGAGAATTGGTAAAAATGGTATTATTCAAGTAAATAAGAATAATGATGAAAATGTAACAAGTTATGATTTTAGCAAAGGTATGAAATATGACTGTGGTTATATTGATCAAATCTTTGCAACTGATTTAGAAAAGCAAGAAAGTATTTTAATTAATCCTTTGGTGTTTATTACTAATGAGAAGTTGACGCATTTTGAACCATTGATGCCTTTTGCTAAAGTAGCTGTTGAACAAAAAAGACCTTTACTGATTATAGCTGATGAAATTACTGGTCATGCTAAAGCTGCTTTAATAGCTAATTATAAGGAGAATAATTTGAAGGTATGTGCAGTATTCCCACCTGGTATTGCTAATCAACGAAAAGAGCTTTTAGAGGACATTGCATGTATTACTAAAACTACAATCGTAGGTGATGCTTATGGTTATCCTTTTCATAGAGCTGCTGATAAAGCTAAACTATTCTTAGGTTCATGTGGACAGGTTGTTGTTACAAGAAGTAATACGACGTTTATTGATCCAGTTATTTCAGAGGAAGATCTTAATAAGCGAATTGCTGAGATTGAATCTCATAAAGATTTGAATGACAAACATAAATTGATTCAAGCTAAGTTTGATAAACGTATCGCTACTTTAAAGGAGAATGTCGCTACATTGAATGTTGGAGGTTTTACTGAACTTGAAGTAAAGGAGAAGAAAGATAGGTACGACGATGCTATATGTGCTGTACGTGCTGCTCTTGAAGAAGGTGTTGTTCCTGGTGGTGGTTTTTCTTATTTAGCAGTTGCTAAGTTTTTAGAAAACAGTAAACCAGAGTTTAAAAACTCACACCAAGAGAAAGGTTATAACATTGTACTTGAAGCTATTAAAGTACCGTTTAAACAGATTGCTGACAACTGTGGAGTAGATTATAGTTTTATTGAAGGTTTAGTAGATTATGATTTTGAGAATAATAAAGGTTATGACTTTAGAAATAGACAAGTTGTTGATGATATGATTAAATATGGTATTGTTGACCCTGCTAAAGTTACACGTATAGCTATCGAAAATGCAGTATCTATTGCAGGTTTGATGTTAACAACAGAAGCAATAGTGTTTAACAAACTTAATGAAAATGATTTAGCAAACATTCAGAGAGGTAAGGACGTTGCTGGTAAAACTTTTGAATAATGACACATGATGTAATATGCCCAGGTTGTGGTGAATCAGTACCACTTGATGTATTAGATATACACCTTGAATATGAATGTATTAATAATTTAAGTAAAGAAAAATTTAAAAGAAAATCTAAAACAGATGTCGATAATAAAAACGTTTGATAGTACGCAGAATTTCTGGAAAATGCACCCACAGTTAAAAATGTTGGGTGCATTTAAGGAATTATATACTAATGATCACACAAGAGATAAGGAAGCAACTTCACGAGTTATGTGGGCTATTACTTATCTTGTTGATCCTTCACAAGATAACAATTTTAGAAATATTCAAGAAGACGAAAAGAGAGCGTTACTTGCTAAAGATTTTCTGAAGCAACCTAATTTTGATTGGAATAAATATACTGAAGTAATTGAATTTTTTAAAGATTGTACTTTAACACAAGCTGAAAAATCATTAGTTGTTTGGCAAGAGATCATGGCTTTAAGAGATCGTGAATTGAAGTTGTATTATAAGGATGCTTTTGATACAAAAGATATCTCTGTCATAAAAGAACTTGATACTTTGTTAAAAAACACAGCAGGTTATTATACAGATTATATGAAAATCAAAAAAGAATTTGATACTGAAAGCGATATTAAAAGAGGAAAAGGTACTAAAATACTTTCAGCAACAGATGCTGGAGAAATATAAAAAATAAAAACAATGAAAAATATAAGTAATAATTTATATGCAGTTGCAGCTATTATTGCAATTGTATTTTTTGTAAGTTGTGAAAAAACAGAAATCGAAGATAGATCTGTTCAGATGAGTACTTCGTTATGTGTTCATGCACCTGAAGATTTAAATTATAGGATGTACAGGAAAACTGTTTATGATGGACCAGTTAATATTGTATCTGATGAGTATTTTTCTAATGCAACAACTATGTTGAATTTCAATACTCATTATGGAAATCAATCACCACTTATTTATGATTTTAATGGTAATCAAATTACAGATGCTTCTGATTTAGCAACTTTGCTGACTGGTTATGGACTTGAACCACCTTATAGAGATTTATGTGAGGTAGTTATTGATTTTTACAATTCACATGGTTATCCAAGTTCATATCCAGGTGCTGATTTTGCATTAGTTCATCCAACTACATTTGATGAGGAAGGCTTAGTTCCTGATACATTAAATACGTTCTGGATTGAATTGATATATGAGGATAGTACTATACGAGAATATTATGCAAGACATTAATAATAAGGAATTTATAATTGCTGAACTGCCAACGTTCAATCCTATTTCACAACATTATGAAAGGATGAACTGGTGGAGAGAACAGAAAAGACGAATGATGGAAGGTTACTGGGTATCTGGAAAATGGATGCCTGGTAATCTTTATTTTTATGTGAATTTTTGTTTTATAAGTATATCAGACTCTAAGAGAAATAAATCAAAGGTTGTAGGAAGACCTTATCTTAGAGATCTTGAATGGGATAAAGCTTTTGTTAAACAAGAAGCTGCTGGATTCTCTGGATTTGAACTTGATGAAGTTTATACTTGTGATAGACGATATGGACCTGAAAAGGACATGGCTTTAGAACTTGGTTTTATAACTGAAGAAGAAATATCTACAAGGATTTATGTTCCAGCAAGAGAGTATCTTAGAAAAAATCATGGTAAAAATTTAGGTAAACCTTTGTATAATAATGATAAAAAAAATATCATTGACTTAGAATCCCGTGACTCAGGTAAATCCTGGACTGCTGCAAGTGATATTGTACATGAATTCTTAACTGATGGTTGTTCAGATTATGATTATTATATTGAACAAAAGAAAAAAGGAGAACCATTAAAGACTGAAATATTAGTTGGTGCTATTGATTCGTTTTATTCTTCAGATCTTTTAAGGAAGGTAAAACAGGTATTTAAATATATTCCTGGTAGTATAACATATAATGATGAATTTTATCCATCACCAATTAGTACAGTAACAACTGGTAGTTTTGCATCTGGTAAAACTTTAATATCTCAAAGTTCTGGTTCTATGATACATCACAGAACGTTTAAAGATGATCCGTTAGCTGCAGCAGGTACTCGTTGTTCTAAAGTATATTTAGAAGAGGTTGGTTTTATGAACAATATTAAAGAGACTCTTGGTGCTTTAAAAGACGTTGTATCTACTGATGCTGTACAGTTTGGTGTTATACATATGTTTGGTACTGGTGGTTTAGTTAATGGCGCAGCATCTATTTATACTTATGATATATTCTTCAATCCGCATAAATACAATTGTTTAGGTTTTGACGATATTTGGGAAGGAAGAAAACGACCTATTGGTTATTTTGTACCTGCAACAATGGCTTTAACTCAGTTCAAGGAAGGTGATAATTTGATTACTAATTATGATAAAGCTTATAGGTTTTTTGAACATTACAGACAGGAGGTTCAAGATGATAAAACGCTGTATGCTAATAGAGTAATTAACAGACCATTAGTTCCTTCTGAGATTTTCTTAACTGTTGAAGGTAACTTCTTCAAAGATCAGATGGCTGATTTGAAAATACGTAAAGACCAGATGCATTCTAAGGAAGATATTTTAGATAGTATTTGGACTGGTTTTTGTGTCTTTGATAAAGATAAAAATATTACATGGAAGAATACTAATGACCAACCGATTAGGGAGTATCCATTTGAAGCTACTGAGTTTCTACAAGGGTGTGTTGAAATATTTGAACATCCTATAAGAAACTCATCTAATAATATACCTTCTGGTATATACATTGCAGGAACAGACCCTGTAGATGATGATGATTTACAAGGTTCTTTACAGTCTACTTTTATTATGAATAGATTAACTGGTAGAATTGTAGCTGAATATACAGCAAGGCATAAAACTGCAAAAGAGTATTATGAGAATTTAAGGAGACTTTTGATTTATTATAATGCTACTTGTAACTATGAAAATGCTAAGAAAGGATTATATCAACATTTTGTTAATATGAATTCTACTTATTTGTTAGCAGCTACACCTAAGATTCTCAGGGATCAAGACATGGTTAAAACAAGTAGTTATGGAAACAAAGGATATGGTACACCTGCATCCGAAGTTGTTAACAGGTGGGGTAGAGATTTAATTAAAGAATGGTTAATAAGTAAATCATTAACTGATGAAAATATTTTAAATGTACAGTCTATAAAATCACCAATGCTTGTTGAAGAATTGATTAGGTGGAATCCTGATGGTAACTTCGATAGAGTTTCTGCACTTGGTATGCTAATGATATTAGCTCAAGATAAATTTAAAATTGAAGCTAAAATAGAACAAAATGTAGAAGATAATATTGAAAGGTGGAATAACCATTTTTCAAAATTAAAAGAAAGGCGATAATGAAATTGCTTTTTACTTGAACTTAATTATAATTAGTTTATATTTGCAAATTATTTATAAATATACAGTATGCTAACACACGAGGCGGAATTTCCAAAACAAAAAATATCTACTTCAGCAAAATCTGAAAAGTGGGGAAAGGAATGTATAGACGGAGCTGAAAAATTAGCTTTATGGTCTGACTATAGAATTAGACAAGATTATTATAATAAGAAGAAAAATTATGATTTAGCTAATGATATTATTGACATAAAAGACGTTGAAAGCGTTTGTAGTCCTTTGGGATTGAAGTTATCTTCTTTTCCAGCTACAATGCAAAATTATCCACTTGCAAATCCAAAGATTAAATTGTTAGTTGGAGAAGAAGCTAAACGTAGATTTGATTTTAAAGTTAGATCGACTAATCCAAATTTAGTTACTAAAAAGAGAGAAGAATATAAGAATGCTGTTTTACAAGTAATGGGTCAAGCACTTCAGGATGAAAATCTACCTGAAGAAAAACTAAAAGAAGAATTAGCCAAGATACAAGAGTATTATAAATATTCTTCACAAGAAATGTCAGAGAAAATGGCTACTGATATTTTAAATTATTTTTATAAAAAGCTTGATTTAAAACGTAAATTTAATTCTGGTTTTCAAGATGCTCTAATAGTAGCTGAAGAAATATATCGTGTGGGTATTGTTGCTGGTGAACCTATTGTAGTTAAATGTAATCCTTTGAATTTGTTTACATATGGTACAGGACACAATGCTGATTTAGATGAAGCTGATATTATTATTGAGGATGGATTCTATCCTGTAGGAGAAGTTATTGATGAGTTTTATGATTTTTTAAAACCAGCTGATATAGATTACTTAGAAGGAGATGACAAACGTTCAGGAGCTTCTAAGAAGAATGACATAAATTACAATCATAGTTTCCCTATGATGAGGTCTGATATTTTTTCAAATGAATTTATCGATGTTAAAACTGAAGGTGCTGGTCTTGCACCTTTTGGTGGTTTTAGAGATGAGGTTGGTAATATTAGAGTTGTTCGTGTTACTTGGAAATCAAGAAGGAAGATAGGTAAACTTTCTTATTTTAATGAATTTGGAGAAGTTGAAGAAAAGTTAGTTGATGAAAATTATAAACCAAATGAACAATTTGGTGAAACTGTTAAATGGCTTTGGGTCAATGAATATTGGGAAGGTACACGTATTGGTGAAGATATTTATGTAAAAATACAACCTAAAGAAGTACAGTTCAGATCAATGAACAATATATCTAAATGTAGATCAGGATATATTGGAACTGCATATAATATTAATGCTTCACGAGCAAGATCTTTATATGATCAAATGAAACCATATCAGTATTTGTATAATATATTTATGTACAGAACTGAACTTGCATTTGCTAAATATAAAGGTCCAATTATGGAAATTAACCAGGCAGCAATACCAGAAAATATGTCCTTAGAGGATTTCCTCTATTATGCAGAAGTAATGGGTTATATGCTTCTTGATCCTTTTAATGAAGGTAAAAAAGGTGCTGCTCAAGGTACTATGGCTGGTAGCATGAATACTGTAGGTGGTAAAATATTATCAGACCAGAGTATTGCAAGTTATATACAGTCTAATCTTGAGATGTTAAGGTACTTAGAACATCAAATAGGAATTATATCTGGTGTGTCTGAACAACGTCAAGGTCAAATTGAATCACGAGAATTAGTTGGTAATGTTGAACGTGCAGTAACTCAAAGTGCACATATTACAGAACCCTGGTTTTCAACTCACGAAGGCGTTAAACTTAGAGTACTAAGTGCTTTACTTGATACTGCTAAATTTTGTTATAGAACTGAAACTGATAAAACAATTCAGTATGTTCTTGATGATATGAGTACATCAATGATTAAAATGAATGGAGAAATTTTAAATTCTTCTGATTATAATCTATTTGCAAATAATTCAAGTAAAGACATGGAATTTGAACAAGCATTGAAGCAGTTAGCTCAAGCTGGTTTACAGAATGATAAATTAACATTTACTGATTTAATTAAGATATATCAGTCTAATAACATGACAGAGATATCTAAGTATATTCAAAATGCTGAAGAAAGAAGACAACAAATGCTTCAAGAACAGCAACAGAAAGAACTTGAAAATCAACAGCAAATGCAACAAGTACAAGCTGAAACTCAAGAAAGATTAATGCAGATGCAGATTGAAAATAGAGAAGATGAACAAGCTGCTAAGATTATGCAGATTAGAATTCAAGGAGAAGAAGATCGTAAAACTCTAATGTTACAAAAAACAATGGAGAGTGATACAGATACTTCAAGTCAAGATTACGAATTAGCTATTAAAGAACTCGAAGAAAGTACTAAACTAAAAACTAAAGAACTCGAAGATAAGAAAAAACTTAAAGAAAAAGAATTATCGGATAACAAGGAACTTAAAAATAAAGAATTAGATTTACAAAGAGAAATTAAAAATAAAGAAGTAGAAGTTAAAAAAATTGCGGCAAGGAACAAGCCAAAACCAACATCCAAATAAGCTATAAGAATCACTACAATCTAATAACATTTATTAGATAATATTTGGATATATTTTATAAAAATGATTAATTTTGCAACAATATGGAAGATAATAAACAAAAATTCGGATTAGATTTTTTATCACAACAAATAAATCTAAGCGATCAACCTGAGACAATCGAGATTGTTGATAAGGTTGCTGATGCACCTGATGCACCTGAACTTATAGAAATTATAGATGAAGGTGCTCCTAATTCAATCATAGATAATGAATCTAAGGATTCTTCCATCTATGTTCCTTTTGCTAATCTTTTGGTCGAAGAGGGAGTACTTTCATCTGAAGATATTGAAGGTTACGATGGTAGCCTTGACGGACTTGTACAGAGTTTCTCTAAAAGAATTCAAAATGAAGTTAAAGAACATTTAAATTCAAAACCTAAAGAAGTCCAAGATTTTATTGAAATGTTAGAAAGAGGAGTTTCTCTTGATGACGCAAAAACTATTATAAAAAACGAAAAAGATTTTTCATATTCAGAAAAAGACGTTGAATCTGATGAAAATATCCAGAGAAATATAATTGAAAAATATTTAAAATCAATTGGAGAATCAGACGAAGACATTAGTGATGCAATTAAATATTACGAACAAACTGAAAAATTATCTGATAAAGCATTGTCTTATTATGATAAAATGAAAGGTCGCATCGAAAAAGAAAAAGAATTAGCTATTGAACGTGCTGAACAAGAAAAAGTACAGCATCAAAAAAATGTTCAAAAGCAATTAGAAGATTTAAAAAATAAAGTGTTTGAAATTAAGGAAATTATTCCAGGTAAACCTTTAGCTGAAAATATTAAAAATTCAATTTATCAATCATTAACTACTCCAGTAGCTCAAGATGAATATGGTAATCCTTTGAATGCAGTAGCTAAAAAGAGATTAGAAAATCCATATGATTTTGAAATTAAACTTCACTACTTGAATGCTCTTGGAGTGTTCGACGGTAAGTGGGATGCGCTAATCAATGTTGGAGTTACTAAAGCAGCTAAAGATTTTGAAAAACAATTATCATCTTCTGGTAATTTTAATTCAGGAAAACCTTTTTCAATCAAAGAAGAAAAAACCCAGACTGAGGGATTAGTCAGTTCATTACATGCCTTGTTGAAACAAAAAGGCATTAACAAACCTTAAAAATTATAAAAAATGCTTATTTCACCTTTTCAAGAGTACGCACCGACAGACTGGTCTGGTCTAACTACTGAAACACATTTGGCGAGTATTTATCAGTTGGACGTTCAAATGGCATCTGACTTGATTACTTTAATTCACCAAACAAATTACGGTATGGACTTAGATTCATTCCTCGGTCAATTTGGTACAAAAACCTTTAATTCAGACGAAGATTTCCGCTGGATGCTACAAGGTCAAAGTCGTAGAAATCTACCACTAAAGAGAGCAGAAATTAACGGTACTGCCGTTTCTGCAACTTCTGAAGCTGGTAAAAATGGAGCAACATTTACATTGGTTTTCCCAGAAGCTTTGTTTTCTGAAACCGATTTGATTGTTGGAGAGAAAAACGAACGTTATCCAATTCGTGTATTGAGTGGTCCAACTTTTGTTGGCGATGAAGTACATTACGAATGTGACTTGTTCACTGGTGACCCCTTCCTGTTCATTCCTTATGAAGAGTTGATTCAAAACAAACGCTTCTCTAAAGAATGGAACCCTGTTGAAACTACCTTGTCTGTTAAAGGTGGTACTGTGAACTATACCTCTCCGTTCGCGATGAGAAATACCTTCACATTCATTCGTATGGAAGATACTCGTCCAGGTAACATGATTGACAAACCAGTTGCTTTCTCATGGATTGTTGTTGATGAAAACAATGTTAAATCGACTAAAACTACTTGGATGCAATATGCAGACTGGGAGTTTGAAACTCAATTTAAAGAGTCTAAGTCTTTGGCATTGATGTTTGCAACATCTAACCGTAGAGAAGATGGTACTTATTCACAGAAAGGTCTTTCTGGAAATTACATCCGTCAGGGAGCTGGTATCCGTCAACAAATGGAAACTTCAAACGTAGCTTATTACAATGAATTCGACATTGAGTGGGCAACTGAAATTCTCTTAGATACATCTATTAATCGTTTAAGCAAAGACAATCGTAAATTCATCTGGAGAACAGGTGAGTGGGGAATGTATCAATTTTCTAAATCATTAGAAGATTATGCAAGTCTTTATACCCCATTGTTTGACAACACTCGCGTTGTAGCTGGTGCTGGCAACTCAATGAAATTCAAAGGTCAATTCCTTGAATATATGGGTCCAAACGGTATTGAGATGACTTTGTCTCATGAACCAATGAACGATAACACTGTTCGTAATAAAGTTTACCATCCAGATGGTGGACTTGCTGAATCAAGACGTTATGATATTCTTGACGTTGGTACTTCAAACGGACAAGCTAATATTCAAAAATGCTACGTTAAAGGACAAGAAAACATTATGGGTTATATCCCTGGTCTTCGCCATCCTTTTAAACTCGGTAAAGAAAGTTACAATAGCATCATGGCACATTCTGTTGATGGATATTCTATCCACAGAGCTTGTGCATTCGGTGCAATGGTTACAGACCCAACAAGAACTTTGGGTATGATTCCATCAATTCTTTCTGAGGTTGGTGTAGTATATTAAAATTAAATTCTGATCCCCGTAGTCACTGAAGAAATTCAAACTACGGGGTAAAGAATTAAGTGGAACAAAACAAAAAGCAAAATGGAAAAAACGTTAACACAAACAACAAGTAGAATGCCACTTTTGAATAAGAAAGTACAAGTACTTCCTATTCACAGAAAAGGTGGGTTTTTACCAGAAAATCATGATGGAGCATTCATGTTTACTGGAACAAAAATGAGAATCGCTGTGCCATATAACGCACAAACTCAAAGATTAGTTGATCCTTTTACAAATGAAGAAAGAGATTGGCTTGAAACAAATCCAGATTTATCTTTTCAAAAAGGTGATTTATCTGTTCACAAGAAAGGTGGGTATTTGAAAAAATATCACATAACATTAGATAAAAGTGGAAAAATTTTAGATCTCAGTGATCCGCATGATTTTATTACTTATAAAATCCTTTTAGCAAATAAAGAGTTGGTAGCACCAACTTATGAAGATAGGATGAAAAAAGGTACTTATAAATTCATGATGGTTGATATGGATCATCAAGTACAGAAGACTGCTAAAGAAGCAGCATTTATGGAAAATGTATGGATTGAATTTGGTTCAATCAAAAATTCTGTAAGTAAGTTAGGTGGCGTATTGAAAATGTACAATGCTAAATTTTCAACTAATTTGAAAATTCCTGCAAACCCAAGTATCGAGTTTTTAACCTCAGAAGTTAAAAAGATTATAGATGAGAATCCAAACGAGTTTGTTAAGATCGTTTCAGATCCAACTTTTGGAATTAAATCATTTATTCAAGATGCTAATGATGCTGGAGTTATCGTTAAAATTGGTAAAAATAAATACGCCTTCGTTGGTGAACCAGATGATAACTATACACTTGATGAACTTGTAGAAATACTTGATCCTAATGGTAAAAATCAAGAAAAGTATTTCAAGATTAAAAAACAAATTGAAGATACTAAAAAGTAATAAAGAATGACCTCAACGCAGATGAAAAGTGAGTTTTTAAAACTCTACGATAAAATAAGTAACTTAGCTGCTCCTGGTTATGAAGATGATGAAATAAGTTATTTTCTTTCAGAAGCTCAGGAACGTATTGTTAAAACTCACATTCATCCGCGCGGGAATAAATATAAAGAAGGATTTGAAGAAACTGAAAAGAGAAGAAAAGAATTATCTGGTTTATTGAGTTTATCAACAGATCAGGCTGGTGTTTTAAAAACAACAATATCAACAAACCAAGAAGGTAAGATTAGTCCAAATTCAGTATTTTATAATTTACCTGAAGATTTTTGGTTATCAACTACAGAGTGGGTTATTACAAATGATACTTGTAATTCAAGAAAAAAAGTAATACCTGTTACACATGATGAATATGAAATTGAAATTGACAACCCTTTTAAAAAACCAAGTGACAAATTAGTATGGCGTTTAGATGTCAATCGTGACGTAAACGCAAATGAAGGCGAAGGTCTTGAACGTCATGAACTAATTACAGATGGAACTTATACAATTACAGAATATCATGTAAGATATATTAAAAGATTATCTGATATTATTGTAGATGAAACGAATCCAAATAATAATGTGAATTGTGTTTTACACCCTATGTTTCACAGGGAGATTGTGAATTTAGCTGTTGAAATAGCACTTGAAACTTCACAAGAACCTCGTTGGCAAAGTAACAAACAACAAAACTTAACTAACGAGTAATTAACAAATATGTTTAATTTTAAAACAAAAAACAATGTATTCAGTAAAAAATGTTCGTTATTTTGCCGTAGGCGATAACTTAGCTTATACTTCAGCCACATCGTCTGAAGATATATTAACTGGAGAAGTAGCACTTGTAGATCAATATGGTACAGTTATTACCACATCTAATGATGCACTTAATCAAAAATTCCGTATTGTACAAGGAAGAGATAATACAAAAACTCCTCGTATTAGCGATTTAATTGATCCTCAAAATATTACCTCAATCTCTTTTAAAGAGCACGTTAGCCCAGTAGAACAAGTTTCTCATGTAGGGTTTAATGGAACTACTGGTTCTATTGAAGTAATTAATAACAATCTTTACTTCCTTCGTTTGTACTTGGAAGAAATTGATCGTTTGGGTAACGCTAAAAAACCAATGTATTATGGTTCTTACATTTCAGATGCTACTGCCACTCAGTGGGAAGTTGCTAAAAATGTAGCTGAAAACTTTAATGCTAATCGTAGAAAAGCTTACGAAAAAGACGTTAAAGCAGAGTGTGTACTTGATGTTGCTTCTGCAACTGAAGGAACTCACGCAACAGGAGATTCAGATACTGTTAACGTAGTTAATGGTTCGGCTGTTATTTCAGAATATTCTACAACTTGGGGTGGCGCAACTGCCGCTGTAGGTGAAGTTCTTGTAATCAGTGGAGCAGCATATGAAATTATAGAAATTATAAATTCAGATACTTATCGAGTTCATATGCCATATCAAGGTGCAACTGCTACTAACGTTGCTGTTGTTTCTTATACTGCAGCTTCTGTTGCAACTACAGCTTCTGGTATTAAACTCACTGGTATTGAGCGTGAATGGTTGGTTAACAGTCCAGACAAACCTTATAAAGTTCGTTTTACTACAAATCTTGATGGTTTTGGTACAACTACTTTCACAGCAACAACTGCTGCCGAAGAAGGTCATGGTAACTATAAACAAGTTGCTAAAGAAGAATTGTTCTACGAAGGTACTGCTGGTAATATTTACCGTAGAGATCACTTGTACACTCGTACAGTAGATACAGATTTGACTGGTGCAACTTACTATGGTTGTGTTACTATTCACTGGGAAGATACTCACCAAATGACAATTGGTACAAATCCTGTGTCAAAGAAAATGGCTCGAATTTTCTTAGGTGATGGTTCTGCAGGTGGTAGCTGGTCTGAAACTGGAACTGCTGCTGCTAATATTCAAGATATAATCAACACTATTACAGGTGTTACTTATACCTGGATAGCTTAAATTATTTAAATTGGGGGATTAAGTTCCCCCAATTTATATTTTCTTTTATTTTTTAAAATCAACAACATGGCTTTTATACCTTTAATATCAGTTTGTTTAGAATCAGTTGATGATGAATATCAATTAGTTGTATCAGATATTACTGACGTTTATGACGCTGGTGATAATACAACAGGTTGGGAAAATGCAGCAACTTTAAATGCTTCTGAATTAACAGCAGCAACTTTAACGATTACAGATCCAGATGATGAAGAAACTGTTATTGACGTATTAGCTCAAATAGCAGATCCAGTTGCTGGAACATTCGAGTTTGATGCTTTGACATCAACAGATATCACCATTAAAGATGGTAGATATAAAGTATTATATACATTGACTGTAGATGCTGATGAAATATATACAGTTTGTGTAGTTAAGATTTTTTATCCAAATATAAAATGTTGCATTTCAAAATTAGTCAATAGACTAAGAAATGATCCAAATAACGATAATCTTTTCGATACAGTTAACAAAGTCAAAGCTTGGGAACAAGTTTTACGTAGAGCTGCAAGAACTGGTGAAGAAGAAACTGCTTCACAATATATAACATTATTACAAAACTATTGCGACTACAATGAATGTGGTTGTCATTAAAAATTAAAAAATAAATATGTGTACATCTTGTCAAAATCCATGTTTATGTGATGCTGAAGTAACATTACCTTATGGTAATGACGGCTCTGATGGAACTGCTGGAGCATCTGTTAGTTCTGCAACAATTAATGGAAGTAACGAATTGGTACTTACTTTAAGTGATGCAACAACTGTTAATGCTGGAGTAATACCTTCATTAGCTTACGTTGAAGAAGCATTCATTGGTAACAGTACTTATTTTACAACTATATTAGCAGCTTCAACTCCTGGAGATATATATACAACTGTAATACCTTCTGGAACTATTTTAAACGAAGGAGATACAATTAAAGTTCGTGGTTTTGCTAAACCATCTGGAAGTTCTGATGTTATTGATTTTAGATTTAAATTGAATAGTTCTACAGTAGCTACTTTTCAAATTCCATCTGGAATTGAAAAAATCAGATATACTATCGATATTGTTCGTAAAAGTGCAACTTTAGTATTTTGTGTTTGTAAATTAGAAGTTATATTTAACACAATGGTTGTTGGAACATTTATTGAAGAAAAGTTCGTAACTGTATCTACTCTTTTATCAAATGATTTAAATGTTGTATTCTCAGTACCAACATCAACAACTGCAAACTTAGATATGTACGAATCAATAGCAGAAGTAATCTTAATCAATTAATCAAATGAAAAGTCAATTAGTCGAAGCAATACAACTCACATCTGGTGGTGGAACAGTTACAATTGATATTGATAGCTTTGTAGATACTTATAGAGTATATACATCAGGTGCTGTAACATTAACATCAAATTATACAATTGAAGGAAGTAAAACTCCATCTTACGCAACAGTCATCAAACTTAGATATGAAGCTAATTTGAATTTTGATGGTAATACAGTAACAATCTTTGGTGCTACTATGCCAGAAGATCTTGAAAACATTAACTGTGAAATAACAGCTTATTATAATGGTACATCGTGGATAGTAACAATACTTCCAGATTTTGAAACAATACCGTTTGTTACAGCTTCTTTTATTGAAACAGATGCAGTAACAACTGCAAAAATACAAAACGATGCTGTTACATTAGATAAATTAGCTAACATAACAAGAGGTTCAATTATCAAAGGTGGAACATCAGATGCTCCAACATTACTTGATGCAAAAACATCTGGTAGAATTTTAGTTGGTGATGGTACTGATTTAAATTCAGTAGCTGTTTCTGGTGATTTAACATTAGCTGCCAATGGTGCTGCAACAATAGCTAATAATGCAGTAACTACAGCAAAGATAAACGACGGTGCTGTTACTTTAGGTAAACTTGAAGCAAATATAAAGAAGGAAATATTAGTTATTCCTGTATCATTTGAATCTGGTGAACAATGTGAATACTCATTTTTTCCAACATTTGATGGTGTTATAACATCAGTATCTTCTGTTGTTACAAAAGCAATTGCCGGTACTGATGATGCTGATATAGATATATATGTAAATTCTGGTTCAACAACTCCTGCAACTTTAACACTAGCTGCATCTTCTGCTTTAAATACACTTGACAGTGTAACAATTACAAACGGTGGTTCATTTACAGATGGTGATCAAGTTAAATTTACTACATCAAAAGCTACTGCTGGTGGTAAAGCATTATTAACAATAGCATATACAAGAGATTAATGGCAATTTCTCAAAATAATTTAAAAAATTGGATAGCTTATCTAAGTTATTATTATGCGAAATTTGGTGCAAAGCTTCGTAAAAAATATATTTATGGAGCTACTGCATGTAAAGAAGATGAAAAAAAACTAATGATTGCATCTTGGTATTTAGAAGAAATAGAACTTTATTATAATGGATGTAGTTGTTTAGAAGAAGCAGATATTTGTAAAATGATTGTAACAGTAAAACAATTAGTTAAGTAATGAATAATACATATTTTCCAGCGATAGAACACTATCCGTATATAGATGCTACATCTGAAATGATGTTCTTTCCTAAAAGTCCAAACAGGAAAAGACATAAAGGAGGTATTGATTCATTACCAAGAAAGATTAATTTTCAAGATCTTTTAGATTGGATTGAAGACAATATAACATTTCCATCAACTTCTACAAACTTCAGCATAACAGATGGTACAACTACCTCAGTTATTAACAACGGAGAAACTATAACTTTTCAAGATGGTACTGGTGTTAACTTTACTGTAACAGGTAATACTGTTTCCGCAGCTTTAGTGTCAGCAAGTGTTCCTAATATTTATACTCAAAATGGTACTATCGATGATGCATTAAGAACTGTCAGTGGTGGCGGCAATGCTATATTTTGGACAAGTTTTTCTGCATTTGCAGTTGTAACACCAACATCATTTAGTGTTAGTAACGCTGGTGCTTTAACACTGAGTTCAACAGCTAATGCTTCTTTAACAGCAGCCGGTACTCTACAATTAAATGGTGCTGCAAGCACAGTCATCTCTGGAACAAGTATATCTTTAACTACTGGTGCTGGTGGTTCTTTAGTTTTAACAACTCCAGATGGAGCAACAAACTCTATAGTTCAATATTCTTTATTACAAGCTCAAAATGCTACTGGTACTGTAGAATTTACACCATATGCATTTCCAGCAGCTGATGGTACTTCAGGACAAATATTATCAACAAATGGCTCTGGTGTATTATCTTGGGGAACTCCAACAGTAACTAATTTGTTCACATCTAATTTAACGTTAGGAGCAAATAGAACACATCAATTAGATAACTTTGATTTTCACTTCACTGGTGCTGATGGTGAAGTCCATATATATTTAACGTCAGTTCCAGATTATGGTGAATTGATTGTTAACAAAACAGGTGTTTATATGACAGCAGATGATAGTACAGATTCATCAATTCTGCAAGTTATGAATACTGGACGTATTAATATGACTGCTTCACAAGGTATTCGTGTTAATGGTGCAACATCTTCAACTGTTTCAGAACTTCGTTTTTATGAAGCTTCAACTAATGGTACAAGTTATATTGGTTTAAGTGCTTCAACAGCATTATCAGCTTCTGTATCGTTTAAATTACCTAATGCAGATGGAGTTTCTGGTCAATTAATTTCAACTAATGGTACTGGAGGATTAAGTTTTGCATATCCTGAAGAAGCAATTATTATTGCATGTTCTGATGAAACAACAGCATTAACTACTGGTACCGCTAAAGTAACATTTAGAATGCCGTATAAATTTAGTTTACGTTCTGTTAAAGCCTGTGTAACAACTGCACCAACAGGAGCTGTGTTAACTGTGGATATAAACGAAGGAGGTGTTTCAATTCTAAGTACTAAATTAACTATTGATATAAGTGAAAAAACTTCAACAACTGCAGCTACACCAGCTGTAATATCAGATACAGCTTTATCAGATGATTCTGAAATAACTATTGATATTGATACTGTAGGTTCATCAGTTGCTGGAGCTGGTCTTAAAGTTTATTTAATTGGAAATAGAGTACCATAATGAGTTTTATTAATTCATATAGATTTGGCGGAGGACCGTTTGATATTGTTACGTATTCAGCTGATACGCCTTTATTGGCATTTTCATTAAGAAAAATATCATCAACTTATAGCGGTAACATAATCAAACTTAGAAGAAGTTCAGATAACGCTACTCAAGACTTTACAGCATCTCATGGTAGTTTTGTAGATTTTACAGCAATTACTTCTTGGAGAGATGCTGCTGGAGTATCAGTTGCTTATGTAGATACTTGGTATGATCAATCTGGAAATGATTATCATATATCAAATGCTACTTTAATAGAACAACCTGAATTTAGATATACAGCACAGCCTTTTAGTATAGTATCTGCAGCAATTAAGTTTGATGGATCAAATGATACTTTATATCATGATGCTACCACAGATGATTTCTGTAATAACCAAGCAACCATTTATTCATGTTATCATCCAGTAGGAACCGTGTTCTCCTCTATGTGGGCTGTATTAGCTGCTCCAGGATCACCAGTAACAACACATGCAAGATCTAATAGATATAGTACTCAGAAAAGAACTTATTGGAATAACATTCAAGTTAGTAATACTATAGGATCTTCAGCTACAAATGAACATTGTGTAGACTATTGGAATGGTACTAACTTAGGTTATAACATAGATAATGGAACATATACTGGTACAGCTGCTACAGCTGCTACTAATAATGAACAAGTATTTTTAATGGGAGGTTCTGCTACTGGAGGTTCAAATCCATTTAACGGATGGTTTGTTGAATTTATTTGGTTTGATTCAACTCAAGCGTCAGGTAGTATAGATACAATTAGAAACAATCAAGATAGTGTTTATAATTTATTTTAATGAAAATTATTGAATCACATAATGAAGAATTACTTAATAATTTAATATTAGAATTAAATCAAATATTAAATTTAGAGCCACATTTAACTATATGTAAAGTTAGAAGTAAATATAGCGATAATAATGTTTATTGGTTTGACATTAGTAGTGTTAAAGATGCTGTAATTTCTGAAGAAATTAATATCTTTGTAGATAGCATTATTTTAAACGGGATGGAAAATTGTCAAATAAAAGAAATTAATAACTTGTCTTTAGAGGGTTATACAACCCCTCCTGAAGAATAAAACTATATAAACGTATGTATAATAATGAAACATTATTACAAATTGTATCTGTTGACTGGAAACTAATATTACAAATCGTTGGTTTTTGCGGCGGACTGATTGCCATTTATTTTAAAAACGTAAATGACTTGAACAACTTAACAGTCAAGAGTGATTTAAAATTTAAAGAAATGGACGAGAAAATAAAACTTATAGAAGTAGAAATGAAAGAACAAAGAGCGTTAAATACACTTGTAATTGAAAAATTAGTTCGTATAGAAACTCAAATGGATCACTTGATAGATAACTTTAAAACTCATAAATAATGTGGCAATTCTTCAAAAATATTATAGATCGTATTGTAGCAGGTACTGACCGTGAATTACTAAGAATTCAAGATAGTAGAAAATACTTTATTACATGGAGTGGTACATTATTAATTACAATAGGATATGCTTTATTAATATTTTTAGGAGATTTTAAACTATCATTTGATGATGCTTTTAAAGTACTACAAGATTGGGCTGAAACTTTAATTATACTATGGGGTCTTTACATGGGAGTAAATGCTTATTTGGATGGTAAATCAAATAAGACAACTACAATAAATGAACGTGTAGAGCATACATATAAAGTTA